CTGATTATGATTTCTATGTAGCTGCTTATGACGATGACAATAAAACTGCTCCATCAGCCGCAAGTCATCTTAACCACAGTAATTACACCACAGCAGAAGTCGCTTGGGGTAGCAATACAGATACTGGAAACGGAACGATTAGAAGTGCTTCTAATGGAACTGTCTTAAGTTCTCCTGATATTAAAACTGTAATTCAGGAGGTTGTGGATAGGTCGGGATGGTCTTCCGGCAATAGCATAGTTATCGCATTCTACCCAAAAGCTGAACAGCCCGGAGGCAACAATCAAATGATATACGTTGAAATGTACGATGACTCAGGAGATGTCCCACCACAATTAGAAATAACAATATAAGGTGACCTATGGCTTTGGAATTACCCTCTAGTGTATTTACTAAATTGAATGAAGCTATCCTTTTATTCAATCGTACATGCACTTTAGTATATCCACCTAAAAAAGAAAAATGCCCAAACTGCTATCAAAATAATATTGGTGGTAGATCCGTCAATCTTTACAGAAGCGGTGGGCCAATGCCTTTTGCTAGGGGTTCAAAATGCTCATATTGCAACGGTGATGGATTTAGAAACTCTGAAGTGACAGAATCTGTAGAATTAAGAGTATATTATGAAAGTAGGAATTTTGTAGATGTTGGGTTCAATGTAGATGTTCCAGACAATGTAATTCAAACTATTGGATATATGGATGACTACGATAAGCTGACTAAAGCTAATGAACTTTTAGTAGATATCGGCACACATAACAAAGCGAAATATAAAAGGATATCTGAACCTTATAATCAAGGTTTTAAACAGAACCCTACTCAGTACATAGTTCTTTTTTGGCAGAGAGTATAATGTCTATAAGTATAAGATTAGTAGATAGCCCTACCAAAATAGAAAAAGATATTCTAAAGGCTTTAGCCGATGGTATGTACAGGGCTATACTTAAATCTGTAGGCAAGCTTTCTACTAGTATTGCTCCTGCTATAAAAGATGCAATCTTTGACTCTGAGGAATTAAAATCTTTGCAAGGTGGTGTTTTGCAATACCAACTTGGACTGACTAGCAGTTTAGCGGGAGGAATGAGAAATCAAATAGCTGATGCTATCGCCAACTCTGTAGAGCTTAGTGTCAAAAAAGTCTCTGTATCAGGCAACAAATTTAACGGAGGTTTGACTATATATATACAGCCTACAAATTTTGCTAACTTGTTGAACTTAGGCGGCTCTTCTTATGATTATTACTCAAGAACATATAAAGAGACTGTCACCATAAACTGGCTAGACTGGCTCTTAACACAGGGAGATAAGATTTTAGTTGGCAAGTTTAGATTTGTTAGAGATTTTGGTTCTGGAAGAAGCGGCGGAGGTAAGATGAAAAAGGGTGGTAGTTGGAGAGTGCCTCCTGAGTTTTCTGGAACTATCACTGATAACTTTATCACTAGAGCAATAAATGATAAGCAGATGATAAAAAAGCTAGTTAAAATACTATCAGATGAAATAGAAAAAAGCTGGAGCTAATTGTGGCTAATTACACTAGACTAAATAAAGTCAATAATATTGGCGATAGTACAATAAGTACAATTATACAAGATAACCTAGTTGAGTTTTTTGACTGGGGAATGCTTGATGCTGGTGGCTTTAGCAATGTAGATATTCCAACCTCTGGTTTTTATGGTGACTACAGACACAAACTAAGAAGCGTAAAAGACCCTAACTATACTGACGGTCAAGTATGGGAAGGGTTTAGATCTAATTGGGTTTGGCAAAGTGGACTTAGTTGTACACAGCAACCCAATACAATGACCGTGTTAAGGAGAAATCCTGATGCTCCTGCGAGTACCAGAAGTCTACCGGGCATCTCAGGAGTATTTGTAGGTAACGTTTTCCAACCCACCTCCGGGGTAGGAAGTTACCAACATCATATTGATTACCCTCGTGGGAGAGTTATCTTTGATAACGCTATCAGTACCTCCTCTGAAGTTAAAGCTGAATATAGCTACAAGGAAATAAATGTAGTTAGAGCCAACAGCGATTTCTTTAGGGAGATACAATATGATACCCTCGATGGGGCAGAAGGCTTCAATTTTGCAGGGTCTGGAAGTTATTCTCAGTTAGCTGGGAATAGGTTGCAGTTACCAGCTGTTGCGGTAGAAGTCTTATCTGGACGTGATTTAGACCCATATGCTTTGGGTGGACAACATTATGTAAACACCGATGTATTATTTCACGTTCTAGCTGAGGATGACTATTCTAGAGATCAATTACTAGATATTATTTCATTGCAAGATGAGAAGAGTATTTATCTATTTGATAGTGATAGAATAGGAAGGAGCGGTGTTTTTCCTTTGGATTATAGAGGAAGTACTACAAGTACAGATAAAGATGGTAATTTTGTTAATTCCTTAATGTACCCCACATTAGTCGATTCCAGTGGTAATGGAGGCTATAGATATGGAGGAATACAAGAGGGAATGCTCACTTTTAAAAACGCTAAAGTTCAAAAAAGTGACTCTTTTGGACCTAACTTGTACCACGGAGTAGTCAGATTGACTACCGAGGTAATTAAGTAATAAAAACCTCTATTGGTGTATAATAAAGTAGACAAAAAAGAAAAATCCTTTAAGGAGAGTATAAATGTCATTTAATCGTATATATTGGGCTATTCAAGCGCTTGGTATATCAGCAGAAGGTTCTGACGGCGATACATATGGTACTGATAAAGCCGCAATCGCGTCGTCTAACTTCGTTTCTGGTGTACAGAGTGTTGGAATTACAACATCTTTTAACTTAGAGCAGGTATTTGAGCTTGGCCAACTTTCACTCTACGAAGACGTAGAAGAAGTACCTGACGTAGAAGTTACAATTGAGCGTGTAATTGATAACCACAAATTGTTATACAGCCGATGCGCTGGAGATACTACAGTTGATGGTGTATCAATTTCTAATATGCAAAACAACAAAGTTGACCTTTGGTTTTCTTTAACAACTGATCAGGAAGATGATGCTGGTGATGCTAATCCAAACCATGTTGTGTGGATGTCTGGTATGTACATGTCATCCGCTTCCTTTACATTCCCTACAGATGGTAACTTAACCGAATCTGTAACTATGGTTGGTAATCATAAAGTCTGGTTTGACAGTCCCGGAGCTAAGATTACCGGAGCGCCTACTGGAACTTCAGGCGGTACAGGTACTGTGCAAAGAAGACAGAACGTTCGTATTTATACGCCGTCTGGATCTACTTCTATCTCTAACGACATTCAAGGTGACACTGCTTCAGCTATTACTGCAAAGATTACAAGTGTTTCAGTAAGTGTAGACTTTGGTCGTGAAGAAATTAATGTTCTTGGTCAGAAACTTCCTTATTACAGATATGTTACATATCCTGTTGAAGTTACGACTGAAGTTGAAGTATTGGCAAGAGGCACTGAAAATGTCAACGCTAAGCCTGAAGCGGCTAATGTTAGCGAAAGAGCTGTTAAGTTCTACATTGAGCCACGAGGTGCTAGTAGCGGAGATACTCCTGATACTAATAACACTATAGCTCTTGTTGATGTTGGGGCTAAGAATAAGCTTACTTCAGTGACTTGGGGTGGTGGTGACACCGGTGGTGCTAATGCTACCATCACATATTCATATCGTAACTTTAATGACTTAACTGTAAGAAGTTTCAAGTCAACATATTACGATTAATATACTTAAGACTTTGCTTGAGGGGTGGCTTCCACCCCTTGAGCTTTGTCAGTTTTTTGCGATAGCTACATATAAACATATATGCTTATAGCAGCAGGACAGCGTGGCGAGTAAAACAACTGACCATTTTAGGAAAAAATAGATGGACCAACTAGTATTCCCGCAGGGGGTTCTATATGGAACTTCATGAACGGGAATTTTTTATAGGAAGACTATGCTTACCTTATTCAAAAATAAGTGTAGCAAAAAATGTAGATGTTTTTGTACATCCTTTATCTGTAGAAGAATACTTTGAAGCCCAAGAAGTATACAAGCAATCATTTAAAGATGCTATAAAAGCAGGAAACTTGCACGGAGAAGATTTTGAAGAGTTTCTAATCAAAAATAGTATATGGAACAATATACTGCAAGATGAATTAGATGAACTCGTAGAAAAAATAGAAGACTGCAAAGTTGGGATATACGACTCATACTTTCAGAGTTCTGTGCAAGAAGTCTACAGAAAAGAACTTGAAGAACATAAAAAAAGAAATTTAGAACTACTTTCAAGCAAGCACTCATACGATTATATAAACTGTGACGGACTAGCATCTTATGCTAGATGGAATTGGTTAATACAAAAGTCCACAAAATATAAGGATGGAAGTCCTTATGATTGGAAACACGCAACAATACAAAAGGTTTTAACTAAGTACAGGGATTCCATACTCTCTGAAGAACATTTGAGAATATTAGCAAGGACAGACCCTTGGACAACAATTTGGAGTTACACTGATGGTAGACCTTTTGACAATAAAAATCCTTTAGAGTACACGCACGATCAAAAGCAAATAATTATATGGACTAAGTTCTATAGCAACATACAAGAGGCTATGGATTATCCTCCAGAGGAAATAGTAGATGATAATGACGCTTTAGATGGTTGGCTCATAAAGAAAAGAAGAGAAAAGGAAAGAGAAAGAGAAGGAAGCTTAGCTGACAAGCTAAATGATAAACATGAAGGAGCTGACGAAGTATTCGTTTATGCACCTTCAGGAAAAGATAAGGTAAAGGTTGATAGACTGAATGATGCTGGAGCAGCTAACGTTAAACAACAAAGGCTAGCGCAGCTTGAACAGCAAGGAGAGGTCAAATATGGCGGATTCAAAGATGTTCAGATGAGGAAAGTTGACCAATCAATGAATCAGCAGAAAGGAAGATAGTATGCAGGATTCCAATTACGATGAGATGATTAGGAAGCATGAAAAGTTCAAGCTAGACAAAGAAGCTCAATATAAAGATATATCTAAGGAAAGATTACTTAAGATATCAAAGAAAAAAGTCCAAACAACGATGATAGGGGCTTTGAGTACTATTGAGGAGCATTTTGGTTTTCTTTGGGGTCACGGCTCTAACGAACAACTTACTCCTGAGCAGGAACACGCTAAAGGTATATATGATAAAGTCCGTTCAGAAATACTGGACAGAGGCAACAATCAAAACAGAAACCTAGAGGCTGAGTTTGCTCAATATGATATTAAGTGGCTAAGGTATCAAATAACCTTGCCAGTGGTAAATAGAACGACTTCTGAAGGAGAAGAAAATGAAGGAAGAGAGTAGAGATAAAATAGAATCCGTGGATCTGGAAGGCAACAAGAAGATTGTTTTTGTTACAAGCCCTACCTCCAGAGATATTAAAGACGCACAACTAGCATACAACCGTGCTTTTAGAGATGCCCTAGAATCAGGAGCTATTCTCAGACAAAAGCTTGACGTTGTTATGCAAGAACAAGGCATCTGGACTGACGAGAAGCAAGAGAAGTATGTAGAACTACTTAAATCCATGGCCGCAAACGAAAAGAGGCTTGGTGACGGTGGCATCAAACTTTCCGAAGCTAAAGAGATCGCTCATGAGATGAGAACTCAAAGACTGGAATTCTCAGAGCTTATCTCAGAACGTACAACGATGGATGCTAATACAGCAGAAGGACAAGCAGATAACTATAGATTTAACTTCCTTTTACATCGTGTTATTAAAGACGAAGAAAATCAACAAGTCTTTGATAGTGTCCAAGAATATGATGATGCAGGAAATGAACCATACGTTGTCGCTTGTGCCGCCAAGTTTGCTGAGACTATGTATGGCCTAGACAAGGACTATGACAAAAATTTACCAGAAAATGAATTCCTTCTTGACTATGGGTTTGTAGATGAAAAACTCAGGTACGTTAATGAAGATGGAGATCTAGTAGATTTTGAAGGTAACAAGGTTGACGATCTTGGAAGAAGAGTTGATGAAGAAGGTAACACGGTTGACATAGAAGGCAACCAAATTGACGAGAGAGGCAGATATGTTAACCCAAACAAAAAGCCGTTCTTAGACGATAAAGGTAAGCCTGTTACAAAAGAGGAAGAAGCAAAGGAAGAAGAGGCAGAGAAAAAACCTGCCACCAAAGCTCGTAGCAAAAGAGCTACAACAAAAACCGAATAGTATTATTGGAAAGTGGGTATATCGTAGTTAGTTTGCGCTACCGGTATGCCCATTTTTTTTAAGGTACGTAAATGTCAAAGTTTGTACTCACAGCTCAAATCGCTTTACAAGCGCCAAAGAATGCAAAACAGGTAGCTACTCAAATACAAAAACAATTGAGTAATGTCAATGTACCTATTAACCTTCAGATTTCTAAGCAGGCGCAACAGCAGATTACTAATCTAAATAATGCTGTTAAGAATACCGGCAAGGTTGCTAAACAAGCTAGTGCTGGAATGAATAAGTTTGAGAGAGCATTGGGTGGTGCTTTAAAACAAGTATTCAGATACGACGTAGCTAGAGCTATTATAAATGGATTTACTAATACTATACGTGATGGCATTAAAGATGCTATAGCCTTTGAAAAAGAAATGATAAAGATTGGTCAGGTTACTGGTCGGTCAATGCAGTCTCTTCAAGAGTTAACAAGAGCTATTAGCAAATTGTCCGTAGGTCTTGGTGTCTCTTCAGCTTCTTTAGTCAAAGTATCTCGTGTTTTAGCCCAAACTGGTATGAGTGCGGCGGATGTTAAGGTTTCTCTTGACGCTCTTGCTAAAACAACTTTGGCGGCTACTTTTGATGATGTTACTAATACCACAGAAACCGCAATTGCGGCCATGCGTCAGTTTAAGATTGAAGCTTCCGGTTTAGAAGGCGTTCTTGGTTCTATTAACGCTGTTGCTGGCCAGTTTGCTGTTGAAGCGTCTGATATTGGTGTGGCGATAAGAAGAGCTGGTGGTGCGTTTAAATCTGCGGGTGGTGAACTCAATGAACTTATAGCTTTGTTTACTGCTGTTAGAAGTACAACTCGTGAAACCGCAGAAACTATTGCTACAGGTTTCCGTACTATATTTACACGTATGCAGAGACCAAGAACCATTCAGTTCTTGAAACAGTTTGGTGTTGAGCTTCAAAATCTTGATGGTACTTTTGTAGGTCCTTTTGAAGCTGTTAAAAGATTAAACGCTGCTTTAATAGACCTAGACCCAAGAGATGTAAGATACGCTCAGATAATTGAACAGCTTGGTGGCTTCCGTCAGGTTTCAAAAGTTATCCCATTGATACAACAATTTAGCGTTGCTCAGTCAGCCCTGAACGTCGCCCAAAGCGGCAGTGAAAGTTTGGCTAAAGATGCAGAAAAAGCGCAAGAAGGTCTAGGTAACAAACTTACAAAAGTAAAAGAAGAATTTAAAGAGCTGTTTCGTACTATAACAGAAAGTACAGCTTTTAAAGCTCTTGCTGATACTGTTATATATCTTGCTAAAGCACTCAATGCACTAGCTGAAAGACTAGGCCCTATACTTCCAATGCTGGCAGCTTTTGGGGCGCTAAAAGGTTTGCAGTTCCTCGTAGGAGGCGCTGGAAGAATGATGGGATTCAACAGGGGTGGTGTTGTTCCCGGAAGTGGCAACACTGATAGCGTGCCAGCAGTATTAACTCCCGGAGAGTTTGTTCTTAGAAAGAGTGCTGTTCAGGCTATAGGTACTGACCGTCTTCATGCTATGAATAAATATGCTGGTGGTGCGGAAATAAAAACTAATCGATCTCTCGGAATGCTCGTCCGCAAAGAGGGTGATGCTGACCCTAAAGATTTTGACAAAATAAGTGCCGGAATTAAAGGCGCAACTTCTAGACCTCTTATTAAAAAAGCTCGGGAAATAGATCCTGATTTAAGATTTCAAGCTAAGGTAGAAACATCACAGTTTAAGAAGAGTGAAAAATTTAAAAAATTTGCAGAAGATCCAATACAAAAGACTATTGAGACTGCTAGAAAAAAACTGAGTAAATCTTCTACAGGCTCTGGAGGAGCCAGTCTAGGTAAAGATGATGCCATGGGTAAAAGGTTTAACCAAGGTATAGGCCAGTTATTTGAAGATTATATTGTTGCGGTAGCAAGGTTAGACAAGCCGGGAAATAAAAGTTTTGACCTCATAAATAAAACAGCAAAGTTAAAAGACTACACAAATGAAGATATAAAACAATATACAGACATTAAGCTTTCACAAAATAGTGAGGCTGCGAGAGATGTCATTAAGAAAGCTGTAAATCAAAAATTATTTGATAAACAAATTCAAACATTTGTAAAACAAGGTGGTAGTGAAGACGAAGAAGGTAAGAAGAAGAAGAAGACGACGACGAGAAGGAGGGGCGTAAGGAGGGCAAATACAGGTGGAGGAATTTACGGTTCTGACACTGTTCCGGCGCTTCTTACTCCCGGCGAATTTGTAATCAATAAAAAGTCCGCACAAAAAATTGGTTACGGCAATCTAAAAACAATGAACAACGCTGGCATGAAGGGTTATGCTAGAGGTGGCGCAGTAGGCTACGCAATGGGCGGTGCTGTTAAGGGAGGTCTAGGAGGCGCCGCTGCTTTTGCCCTTATAATGCCTATGATTATGGAAACGGCGGAAAGCATTGGGCTTGTCAATGATGAAAATAGAGAGCTTATTTCAAGTCTTCAGGGTGCAATAACTGCTGTAGGTGGTTTTATAGTCGTCATGAACACAGCCGCCGCCTCCAAAGCGTTTACAGGCATTGGAGACAAACTTAGTAGTATCGCTAACTTTGGCGGGGGGAAACTCGGGGGAAAAGGAGGTTTTATTGGTCGGCTTGGTGATAAGTTTTCAGCTGCGGGACAAACCAGAGGAATGCGTATGTCTGCTCACAAAGCCAATATAAAAGCAGGAATGAGTGCAGCAGATTCTAGAAAATTAATCACAAATACAGCGAAACTTGGTGGCAAGTTCAAAATGCTTTTAGGCGTAACGGGCGCTCTTGGTATGGGTCTTTCAATGGCCGGAGATGCAGTAGAAAAACATTTTCTTAACAAAATAGAAGAAAGCGGTGGTAGTGATTTTGACAGAGACATGGCCATAGCTGGTGGGACAGTAAGTGGAGCTGCTAAAGGAGCAGCAATAGGTGCAATATTTGGGCCATTTGGCATTGCTATAGGTGGAGCTATTGGTGGGATTGTCGGCTTTATGGATGCTACCGAAGCTGCTGACGCAGCGATGAGAGCTTTCAAATTCAATGAAATAATGAAGAGCTTTAGTAGTGCTATTGATTCCTTTTTGGAAGGCAAAGCTACCGTAGGTGCTGTGGCCACTAAGATAGCAATTGGCGCACAAGCGATGCTAGATAGATTCCAAGACGTTAGGGCTGGCACAGGAGATTTTGATGACCTGAATGGTCAAATAAAAGAAGCTGTACCTAAAATGCAGCAGTATATAAATAAAGTTGCTGCCAGTTCTCAATCATTCGCCCAGCTTCAAAATACTGTTGGAGATCAATTCTTACGCAACTTTGCTACCCTAGCAAAAATACCATTTTCTCAGTTGAAGAAACAAATAGAAGATCAAATAAAAATACAAGAGAAAGCAAGGAAAGCTCAAGAAGCAGCTACAAAAGCAGCAGAGGCAAATACTAGATTATTAGTAGCTGCAAATAATCTGACTAGTGTCTTTGAACATATGTCTCACGTTACAAAATCCATGGGAAATTCTCTAGAAAACTTTGGCAATGGATTAGACAGCTTTGGCGGAATATCGAACACTGGAACTAATGTTGCCGGTACTACTGCCACTGCTTTTAACACCGACCAATTTGGACAAGCTATGGACAACTTAGTTTCTATAATGGGTCAACAAGGAGCTGATCTTGCACCTATTGTCAAAGCTACGAAAACTGTGCAACAAAAACTTCCTACAGTTCTCGCTAGTAGTATAGAAGAGATAAAAGCTGGAGCATTAAAAGGAGAGAATCCAGCAGACATCATTATAAAAAGACTAGAGTCTACAATGGGGCCTTTGCCAGCACAAGTAGAAGAAACCATCAGAGCCAAACTTGGCACTATGGATTTGAATACTGAAGAAGGCCAAAGTCTTGCCGCTAAGATTGCACAAGATGCTTTTAAGGTTTCTGAAGAACTAGTTGGAGGTCTAGATAATTTAGTCAAACCGTTCAACGCAGCCGCTAAACTACTAGACGAACAAAACGCCATATTAGAAAAAGCGTTCAAGAAAAGATCTGAACTTGCAATAAAGATTAGCAAGTCTATGCAAAAAGAGACAGATCTTAGATTTGCTATGTTAAAGCAACAACAGGCGTTTGATGGTAAGAAAGTCACCGGCGCTCAAAGCGAAGCAAACTTTCAGCAAGGATTGCAGAATACTTTGTTTGGCGGCGCTAGTGGTACTGTTCAAGGAATGATAAGAGGAGGTACTGAGGGAGTAAATGATCCAATGGCATTGGGCCAAGCCCTTAGTTCAATTCAAACACAAATATCTGCAAAAGAAGAAGAGCTTGCAAAACTAAAAAGCGGTGAGTTAGCAGCCACTGGAAACTTAGCTGCTCAACAACAGCAAGCTGCTAGTGAATTAGCCGAACTTAAAGAGGCCGCAAATAGAACTAAGACTGCGCTTGAACAGTACACTGATGTTCAAAGGAGAGTAGAAGGCCTGCAAAATGAATTAGCTGCCGCTATGGAAGAGCGTAAGCAGAAAATGGCCGCTATTAATAAACTTGCGTTTGCTGATGACAAGGGTAGAAAAAATCAGCTTAAAGCAATGAACGCCGCAGCCATAGCTATTAAGCAAGGAAATCTTTCCGGCATACCTGATGACATGAGAGCTGCTGTAGGTGGAGTCTTAGATCAGTTTGGTTCAGTTAAATTGGCTGGGGGCAAAACCGGTGCTGAAATCAAAAATGATATTGCTATAGCTGAACTTGAGCAGATGCTTGGTCGAAGGCTAACACAAGAAGAAAAAGAAGGCTTTACTAAAGCCAACCAAACAGAAAAACAATTGCAGCAACAAATACTACAAGCTCATGAAGAGGCCATAGCTGCACAAGAACAACTAACCGGTAACTTAGAACAAAATCAAACACAGTTCTTAGATAGGTTAGCACAAACACAAGCTAGATTTATAGCTGAGTTAAAACACACATTATTTACCCAAATATTGGAGCAGGCAAATGTTGAGAAGGCAAGTGCTGAAGGTCAAAGAACCGTTCTTAAAGAGCAGATAGCTGCATTCAAAGAGCTACCTGCTACTTTCAGAAATAAGAGCGCGGAAGAACTAGATACTATAAGAACTAACATGCCCGCTATCCTCGAAGGTAAGAAAGCTCAAGGGCAAGTAGGTGGATTTGCAGACGCTTTAAAGAAAACTGAAACGGCATTAGATGTCGGTGGCGGGCTGACGCACGGGTTTACTGACGCTCAGCAAATAACTGAGATGTTATTTGGAGGCGTTATGCGTGCCGGTCAATTGGTAGGCGGAGACTTTTCTACCTATGCCAGTGGGTGGAACTTAAATGCAACTCAAAGAGATAAGTTCCAAGAGCAGTTACTATCGAGAACACAGGGTTTCTTGGAAAAGTCTGGGGTCGAGTCAGAAAAAGCCGCGATGATGGCCCAAGCTTTATTTGAAAAAGTAAGTGGCACAACAAAAGCGTGGGATTTAGATTCTTTAATGGATGTAGTTGCTGATGAATTACCAGCGATGCTTCGTAGAGAAGAAAATGCAGCTCGAAATAATATGCAAGCCGGAATAGATGCCGCTGGTAATGCTGGATTAAACTTCAATCTGCTTAGTGTAGATACACTGGAAGCGATGAGTGAGTCCTTAAATAAAATACCTTCTGGCGAAACCTTTGACTCTCTAAATACCAAAGTGGGCCAACTAGATGCTAAGATAGCAGCTCTTACCACGACTATAGCAAATGCTGAAATTTCAATAGCAAATGCGGAAGCAGAAGCGACCAAAATCAAAAATGCCGCTCTTTCAGGCGGGGATGTAGGAGTTGTCGCGACCGATAACTTTAAAGCAAGAGGTGGATTAATATATGCTTCTCAAGGAGCTTTTATACCAAGAGGAACTGACACCGTTCCAGCCATGTTAACTCCCGGCGAGTTTGTAATGAGAAGGAGCGCTGTTAAATCAATCGGCGTAGATAATCTGAGAAAAATGAACTCAGGAAAAGCCCAGTATTTACATACAGGTGGTTTAGTGCAAGGTGATGGCGGAGGTCATTCAATAGATGCTAGTATGTTAACTAGAGCTGTAGAACTTTTAGATAACTCTATTAACAGATTTTCTGCAAATATAAGAGACTTCCAAAATACTATGCAGGATGGTATTAGAATTGAGGTTGGCGGAACTATTAATGTTAACGTTGAACTTGACGAGAAGGGTATACTTGATGCAGCGCAAGATGCACTAGGCGATACAGCTAGACAGAAAGTTGAAGAAGGCATAAATGATATGCTCAAGAAACACTTCCCACAGATAGCTAGAAAGAATAACGTAAAGCCTCCGCGTTTTAGAGGAAGATCACTTTAAGGATTAGACAATGGCAACTTCCAATAATAACATTGGACTGACAATGCTTGCTGGGTTAGGCACTACCCCAGAAAAAACTGTCACTCCAAGAGAGATATACAAGGATGGCTCACCCAACCTTGAGCATGGTTATTGGAGAGGCAATACAGAAAAAGGCATAAAAGATAAGTTTGACGTTCTGCTGGAGTTTGAAGGCAGTGGCGTGTACGCCGGTAAGCCTGAAATAATAATAGCCGGAAGTGGTTTAAACACAGCAGACAACTGTAGCTCTTTTAGTGCTGGAACTTATGAGTGGCTGGATGGTGTATGGGAAGAAATCGCAACTGATGACTGTGATTATCAAGATGGTTGTACGAAAAATCCTCCTGCCTACAGTGGTAGCGGAGACGGCTTAGGGGGCGAAACTGCCATAGGAACATGCACAGGCGGTTCCACAACAAGTCGTTACACAATAGAAGGTGGAACTTCTTTTTGGCAAAAAGCTGGAAGTCTTAACTCCATAAGCGACCAAGTACCTCAGCAGACTTCTATATATTTATCAAAGTCAGCTTATCTTAACATGGGAAGTGGGGTCGTCAATACCAGTGCGTTTACAGTCTACACTAAAGTTTTGCCAAGTGGCGATACTTCTGACACTGTAATCATGGCTAAGCATAAGAAAGATCCTGCATCCTTTGTTTTAGGATGTGATTTTGACGGCAGGTATTACATAAGATCAGATGCTATGATCTCTGGTGTACCTGTAGCTCAATATGCTAAAAGCTCAAGGAGATTTGATAGCTACGCGATGCCGTCTCAAGTTATGGGTCAGTATGATGGCGAGAGATTAAAAATCTATGTTAATGGTGAGCTAGAAAACCAAAGTGGTGCTTTCACGAGAGCTGTCGGCAAATCTGCAAATACCGATCTTATATTAGGCAAGAAAGAATCTCCTTTTAATGAGAAATCATTCAGAGGTTGGTATGACGAAGTGGCTGTTGTTGGCAGTGCGCTTCCTGTTGAAGATATACATGAGTTATATTCTTCGCAGGTTAGACTTGCTAAATACATGCAGGAGCTGGTTGCCCCTACTGGAGGCTCGATGGAAGGGCAGGCTTTTTCTAATTCTTTCGATGCTAATGATGAAGACTATGTTCAGTTCGTTGTGTCTTCTGGAGTGGGTGCTGCCAAAGCTAGAGGAGGAGCCTACGACCTTTGGAGTCATACTCAAAATGCAGTCTCTTCTGTGTTTGATATATCTGTTCCTCCGCTTCCTAGACACTTCCATCAGCTGAAAAAAGTTGCTGTAGACATGTGGGTAGAAAATAACACTACTCATCAAAGTGGAGTAAACTTAACAGCCAAATTTATACGTAAGACCGCGAATACCGCTGATATCAAGTGGGACTCCAATATGGTCTATCTTCCATCTGGAGACAAAAAGTTAATTACCTTCTCTGGAGTTCTTCCGCATTTCTACTTTAGACACGGTTCTTTGTCTTACAAGAGTACGATGGAAGACCATAAACTTAGACTAGGTGTGCATTATCCCGACATGCCTACCCTGTATGACGCTGAGTTTAAAATTTATTCTACAAGGATGAGATTCGAGAGTCTTGATACTTTTTCCAAAATTAATACTCAAAGCGGAATAGACAATGACGGTTTTGAGTTACTAGACGATGATGGCAACGTTATAGGAAGACAAAAAGGTTCTAAAAATCTACTCTTAAATATAACAGGTGGAGAATATGTGCAGTCTAGCGGAATATTCAACCTGTTTGTTATGACAGAAAAAGCGATTCAATCTATGCCTTTGGTTATCAATAGGGATAGCGAGTCTGGTTTAGGCAACAGTGGCATTGGTACACTTCTAGCTAACGCAGGTGTAACAAGAAACTCTGACATGAATTTGTATGTTAGAGGTGGAGAGATAGAAAGAAGATTACACCTTTTCTTACAAACGGACGAGTTCACGCCTACCAGCAATACGGCTAATTTATACGCACAAGGTGACACAAATGTGGTTCCTTATGCCCAGCATCGTATGCCTCTGTTTATTAGTCCTGTGGCTAACACTGGTTTAGTTGGCTCAAACATGAACATTGTTATGCCTAACGTAGGGAACGCCTTTGTTAACGACAGAAGGCTTCTTTATACTGCCGGACATTTCAATAAAACGACTCCTTTGTTTATGAAAGTAAATGAAGGATTAAACACTTCCAGAGATCTTTATCTTTTAGCGCCAAATAACTATCAAGCTAGTGGCTCAATGAATTTGGTTATGAAGAGAGAAGATTTTTACAGCACAAGCTCTATCATACCGAGACCATCATTATTAACAAATAAAAATATTAACATGTTCCTGAAAGGTTTAGGCGCTCCTAGCGGCACATTCCCTCTAACGATGCCAAACGTAATAGGCTCAGGCGACAAGACATTAAATTTATACACTGGAGGCTATAGAAGATAATGCCAATTTCATATCATGCTAACGGTGAAGCACAACCGTCTTTTTTAATACCGGCCCCATTTGTAAGCATATCTAAGTCTTTTGAAAAGGCTGGCAACGGGGAGATACTAGGTACTACATATAATATAACTCTTACCGGTACAATGATAGCCGACAGGGGTTCGCCTGATAAAGATGGCGCTTTTGTTACAGACGGAATTGATCCAACACCTGATAGCCTAGAGGCCGCAGAATATTACAAATCTTTACAGAAGAAGCAAAGAGCATTATCAAATCTGTTTAGTAAAAAAAATGAGGGTGGTCAACTGCATGTACAGCATGTAGCTGGAGATGGTACTCAAGGTTTCAAATGTTTTCCAACTATAGAAAGCATAGATTTTGAAGCGCATAATCCCGGAAACCCTACACTTTCCTCCTACTCTATAACGCTGACATCAAACCATTTAATTTATCCTGACGGCGTAGCTGATAATGACGATTGGAAAGACAAATGGCTGATTAACAATGCCACAGAAACTTGGGACATTCAAGAAAACGAAAAAAGAATGACCAAGAGAAAGCATGTGACTGGAGACTCTAAATCACCACATACAGGAACATGTGATGAGTCTGCATTTACAACAAAAGAAGCCTGTGAAGAAGCCGGTACTTGTAGAAGTAGAACTGTTGGTACTTGTAATGATGCTCAATATAAAGATCAAGAGGCATGTCAAGCTGCTGGAAAAACATGGACAGGAACGGGAATCTCTGAATATACAGACAAGAAAAGTGACTGTTTAGCAAATGGTGGTTACTTCACATCGACCAATACTTGGGCTGGAGGTGACTTAAAAGAGAAGATAGATAAGGTAGATAAGATATATACGGTGACACATACTGTAAGCGCCGTTGGTAAAAGAAAGTTTGACCGCGATGATACTAAAGCTCCCGGATTTGAAACAGATGGTTTCTTCACACAGTTTGATGAAGAGAAAAATCAAGAAGCTTGGCAGCAAGCAAGAGGCTTTGTCTATGATCTTCTTAAATACGGTAAAAGCTTCACTGAAGGTGAAGACGGGATATTAAACAATAAAGACGATTACGATAGATTAGGTTTAAATTTACCGGATAGCTATACGGGTTATAACTACAATAGAACCCAAACAGTAGATCATCTTGGTGGTTCATTTCAGGTCAATGAAACTTGGACTTTTGCTCCTGACCATTCTAAGGTTCTAGAAACGATAGACTTTAACGTTAGTGAAGATCCTACGACAGGGTTTTTAAGCGTGACTGTGAATGGCAGTATAGAGGGATTAGTAGACCCTCCTTCGATGTCTGCCGTTTCCGTAGCAGCCCATTGTAAAGACTCTAGTGGCGCAACCACTTCGCACGAAACTCAAACAGCCTGCGAGTCTGTAGCAGGAAATGTTTGGTATCCTGCTGTTGAAGATCCAGAAGCCGATGTTGATATTGGCTTTAATCTGGAAACATCTTCTATTGACTCTAAGTTTGAACAGGCTAGAAAATACTATGATGAGATACAGTCAGAGTTACATCTCACTGCTACTTCTATAGTGCAAGAACTTGCCGACTATAGCCCATCTTCTTACGGGAATATAAATCTCAACAAAGAGCCTACGTCAAAAACTGTAGGCATGAATCCTAATACTGGAATCATTACCTATAACTACTCCTTTAGTCAGACACCTCTGTTTACAATTCCGGGATGTAAGACAGAGTCTGTTCAAGTAAATGATACCTATCCCGGAAGAGTATTTGCTTCAACCGCTGTTATAGGAAGAAAGCTTGGGCCTGTATTGCAAAATATAAACACTCAAACTGAATGGAAAAGAAGCTTAAGCATAGAGTGCAATGTAGACATAAACAGAACCATTGTAGATGGAGTGTATAATAAAAATAGAGTTACTCCAAAAGATGGGACAACATACTACGGTGATGCTATGAAGGCTAAGCCTAGCAATGTTAGAGATTCTATGATTGCAATAAAAGCTGTTATAGATAGATTCAGTCCAAAAGGACAGACTTCTGTAACTAAATGGTTTGTAGACTCTCCTCCTACAGAAAATTGGAATCCTAGAACTGGATCTTGGAGTTATAGCATAAGCTGGACATATGAAATGGATGACAAAAAATTTGAGTCTCACAGTATAAATAATTATAGTTACGGCCAATACCCAAGTAGATGGCTAGTTGAAGATGATTCTGGAGAAAGGCCGTCAGGTGAAGACTTTAATGCAGGCACAGCAGAAAATAAACACGTACCGGGAGAAGCTTGGTAATGGCAGAGAGAACCGGAGAATACGAACTATTTCAGCAAACCTTTTTAGGTTCTTCCATAACTAACTTTAGCATTAGTGTTGGCTGGAATAGTAATCCATCAACTTTAAGTGTTAATCTTGTTAATGACGATCTTAATAAGAGAGATGGCAGTGCTGTAGATGAAGGCTATCACTTATGGCAAGAGACCACTTCTAACTATCACGGTTTCCCAGATGGTATAGATGGAGACTATTATAAGAATAGAGGTGACGCATTTTTCGGACCTCCTCCCGGCTCGCCAGCCTACTTTAAGTACTACACTTATGACAGTCAGCCAGAAGGAATATGTAAAGATCAGAATGGAGCAGAGCTTCCAGATATATTCGTAGATACAGACTGTGTTAGTCCAAACACTTGGTCTACTACAAATCTCAATACGAATGCTAATGGTAAACGTGGCCTTCAAACTAAAAAATCAGACAACTATAAAGTCTTTGAATTCAACGGAATAATAAAAAGCTATCAAAGAGATCAAGGAACTCAAGGAGAGTCTTACTCGGTTAGCATTGAAGATCCTACTATGATACTAGAGGGTACTAACGTAGTACTTAGCGGGTTTGTAGGAACTACCGCACCAGCAGATGGCTCTTATCTTAACAACGATGTTATAGACACAAAAAAACAGCGAATTCTTAAGGATGGTTGGGTTGGCTTCTACAATGTTTTAAATGCTTTTGGTTACTATGAGAATGTTCAATTTGGACTTTCAGAAAGTAATGATGCTGGCATGAGCTGGTATAACCGAAGCAAGAGTATAGATATGTATGGTCATATCCATTATAAGGGTATAGTCCCAGCATTAGATCATATGTTAAGAGGTTATAATACCAAATATGATCCTGCCTTAGTTGATCCTCAGAGCAACCCTGAAGGGATAGTACCGGGAAATTATATAGACTTACTTGAACCTTTTGGCGGTCCTATATACTACGGCGGTGATCATAGATTAGAGCAAAAATTTCCTGCTACCATGAAAGATCCTAATGGCGATAGACTATCTCCTCATAGATATGTAATTGACATAACATCTTTATATAAATTGCATAAAGACCATCCAGAAAGTGTGGGTTCGTTACCAGACGATTTTAGACTTTCGGGTGAAGACACAACTTTGCTTTCTTTAATACAGCAAATATGCGAAGCCGCTGGTGCAGATTTTATAGTTGACTTAGTTGACCCAGCAGACCCTCAGTATAAAAACACAGACTTTTATTACAAAGAGGGTCCATATTCTGGAGTCATTAGAGTTCGTGTTATAGGCAGAGATTTTAAGCTAACGCAAAATGTAATAAAAAATACTATCGACAAGGCGTTAAAAACAGATGATAACGGCCTACCTGCTCCAGAAGGAGACTGGGCTAATAGAATTGTTTCTACAGATGTTGGTTACGAGTTTAACGATAGAGTTAATGGCGTAATGATGCTTGGCGCTCCAAGAACGAGAGTCGTTGGCGTTACACCGATGGGTTACTTCAAAGACAGAAGTGATGAGTTTAAAAATCCTAGTGACCCAACAGACTTTTTAACTGAGAACGCTCCTAGTACAGAAATGGACGGAGTAACTTTGTGGGGATTGCCAGCAGACCCTAGCGATGACCAATATAACTTTGGAAGCATGGCTGACCAGTTTTATCCTTGGTGGACTGGTTTTAACAGGAATGGGACATATAAATCTTTAACAGTAAAGCAAAAACTGCAAAATCTAAACACTGTTAATCCAACAGGAACATCAGGCTTTTACGTTGACCAAATTACTCACAGTGACGAAAGCGGCATGATAGACCTTTATCCCGTTTGGGGATATCACAAAAGGGCTGTCGCTGCTGCTGGTAGTGCCGCAGCTCAAGCCTCTAATGTGCAGGTTGAAATTGAGGGTAGTCCAATTATAGGAAGCATCAATAGTGATGATCCATATAGAGACTTTGATTGGAATGATGGTTTTCTATCTATCGTTACTTTTGTTAATAACAGGCATCCGAAAATTGAGAAGAGATGTATTAAACAAGTTGGGTATAGAGCGTCTTATTGGGAGATGCTAAATGGCGAAACCGGAGATCCTGCCACAGGTGTAACTATTAAACCCGAAGAGATAGAGTATCTTGGAAGCTATGTAGACCCAGTGGAACTGCCTGTAGGTGTTCCTGTAATAACGACATTAGAAAATGCGACAAGGCCTGTAAGTCAAGCACAATGTGAAGCTCTTACTGTATGTCAGTATCTCAATCACGAAAACAACAAGATGGAGACAACGACAGGTCCCAAATCAGGACACGAAGATTGGCATAAACAAAGGACTCTAGGTGGCGGAAATGTTCAGGTAGGTGGAGGACAATCGAAGACTTTCCATGACTACTGCATTCAAGATTTAAAGGGCAAGATTCTTGGAGGGTGGATGGATGTGATAACTTACCCATGCGAAAAATCTTTTGGAATATCTGCCCATAACACTGAATGCCCAAAATATAAAGATCCTACAAAGTTAAAAATTGATCAAACGTATGAAGTTGTTGACAAAAATTGTTTCGACGCCTTCGGGGGTCTCGACGACTTCGGTGATCCTGCTGCTTGCATTGCTGACCCTAAGTGTACTTATAACGCGCATCAAAAGACATGTATTGGCACTAACCCGGAAACACTACCCAAAACTACAAAGACAGTACAGATAGATTCAAGGTTTGATCATGACGGTAGAATTTTTGACCAATTTGGAAACACAAGTGATTCAAACAGTCACACAGGATATGACGACAAGGTTGGTAGATGCACTGGATTTATGAGGAGCAAGATTGGTGATTGCTATGCAATAGATGATAAAGGTAACAGAGAGCTAATTTCTGTTAGGAAAACCGCTGTGGCACCTCCGGCTGAGCGCGGATTCGGTCCTCGTTATACCATAAAATCAGAATGTTTGGGAAAGAATGGTATAGGGGTAGGAAGGGAAAAGTTTCCAAACTTCAAAGAAATGCAATTTCTCGAACATGCTCAAAAAGGCATGGCTGAATGCAGAAAAGCCGGTGGTTATTGGCTTGGAAACACATCTTTCAAACGTTTTAATACTGCTGATATACCAATTGACCTGTCTACTTTAGGATTCCAAGGAGGCGTGAGGCAAAATTATCCTAACTTCTATTATGCAAGCGTAACTGAGTTGAGGCACGCCGCTAGTAGTTTAGATAGCTGGTATGGATGGCTCAAAGATAGAGACCCTTGGTTGCTATGTCATATGGGTTGGGAAGAATGTCCTTTAATTGCTGGATGGCAAACAGGAGGATTACAAGCCCTTTTAGGTTTGGCCGATTTTGGAAACATACCAGACGGAGTTCTTGCTCAAAACTTCATAGCCAATCAGTGTCGCGCAGAGTCTGAGCTTATGAATATTTCTAGAGAAGAGCTTCAAGCTATGCAAAAGCAACTTATCTGGAAAGAAATAAATAAAGTTGCTACTGAGTTTTATGGCAAGGTTTATGCAATGCCTCTGCCTTACAGACAAGTCAAAACTTTGCCACCCACAACACTTACGGCTACAGAGTTTCCTGTCCAGTTAGACGACCTTACTAGGATCAAAAATGATGATACTTTCATGTATGACCCTAACAACTACAGGATAGCAAGTTACCAGTATGAAAATAAATGGGATATAGCTAATGAAGGATGGCCCGGTGACACTATCTTTAACAACGATACAACGAACACTAGACATCCACAAAATCAAAACTTCTTTAGTGATGATGGAAATTTGCAAGCATTTCTTGTCTATCCATATGCAGAGCAACTCAGGCTAAGCGGGGAAAACCAAGTATTAAACTATAGAGATATAAGCCCTGAAGGTACACACCATGTCACAAATCAAGCAAATAGATGGCTTGGTGGTAATAGTTATGGCAAAAGTTATGTAAAAGCAAGCGTAGATTCAAAGACCCATTTTCTATGGGACAAAACTACTACTGATATACATAAAGGAGCATCTCCTACAGGCATAAGACCTTTTGCAATACTAAGAGCTGATAATGCTGTAAGATATTCAAAACCGGATTCATATATAGCAGGCTATACCCCTAGATGCCTTGCTGGTAATAATCCGTCTAAAGGTTTGGGTGAATTCAATTTTGGCGGGGGTGATGATGATGGCACTCCATTTGAAAGTCCCGGAGACTTTGTTGAGGAAAATAAACCCCAAAATGTAAAAGGAGGCGTATGCACTTGCACTAATTATATAGATCCCAATGCAAATCCAAAAGTAATAATAGAGGAAGCCAAGAATGAGCATGATTGTCTAACTAGGGTTCAGGAAAAGTATCTTGATGCGACTGGAGGCTCAACTCGTTCTTGCGAATGGGAGAAAAAAGAAGTCAAGAACGACCAACAAGGGCCTGAAAACGAAGATCCAAAGACCTGTGAAGAGTTTGGTGGAAAATGGGTTATGGTTCCAAATAAGATATGTATACCTTTAGTCAAAACAGACACTAGTAGACATACCATAAGAGATATGACTAGGAACATTGCTGGACAATTTTTCCCAGAAATAAACATTGACAATAAATTCAATTACTCTTTGGCGATGTCAATAGTAAATGATACCGGTGAGTACACAATGGTAGATGCTGCTTATAAACCTTGGGCTGGAGCAGTACCTCAAAGAAGTAACAGGTACTCTTGGGGTCCATGGGCGCATGGTATAGGATATGGAAGAGTTGAATTTAAAATTGATGGAGACTATCATCCCGCAACTTTTGGTAATGAGACCTACATGAACGCTTCAGCGATTGCTAAATTAAAATCTGAAGCAAGGCCAGAAACAATTACTATAGAAACAGGTAGTGTAACTTTAACAGGAGCGCCTGCATACGGTCCGGGAACACAATTTGAAATAAACAATCCAAATGATCCCACTGAACCACATCTTGGTCCATATATAACTGACATGTCTGTAGATATAACAGATGGAGGAATACAAACTACCTACAGTATGAAAATGGAAAGAAGATTTGGTGAGCTTAATGAAGTCTATGATAGAAGGCTAAGAAATAGTCAAAAGAAAATGTTAGAATTAAGAAAAGACATGAAGTCGCAAATTAAGTATAGGCAATTGCCAGATCCTAAAGAATTTGATAAGGGGAGCTAAACATGGCTAATGAAACAAGAAAAGAAGGAGATGCTGGCAGCAGAACTCAAGAGACTTCTCATCTGGTATTCACTGGAGGTTTAGTAAGAGACGCTAATCGAAGAACTAGACAGGAAGATGGAAAAGTTGGGATTAGAAGTTCCAAGATGCAAACTGCGGTTGTTGCTACTAAGAAAGCTCAAAACGTAGCAAACTATGACGACACTTCATGGAGAAACACTGCCATGATGAGTATGGATGGTTTGCTTGTACCAATATCGACTCAGTTTTCCGTTGATTCTGAATTTGGGCAATCGGCAGATCTCAACAGTCCCGAAACTATTTCTACGTTTGAATTGCCTCATAGTAAGATGGCTATGAGAAGAAATCCAGATACTGGTGATGAAGAACTAAGAAAAGTTATTGTAAGCCCTTACTGGCATATTGGTTCTGGAGAAGTGACTTCTGCTACCTTAAATCCATTTGCGCGAGGCCATCATGTTGCAATGTTGGCTAGAAACAATACTACAACCAACCCTTCTGTGGCAGGCGCTGGCTATGCAGAAGAGACGCCATCTTTAGGAGGAGCAAGCACACTTGGAGGAGGTACTTCGAGACCTCTTGGTCTTAGAGGCCCTCTTGTACTTTCTGGTTGGGGTTATGACCCTATGGGATTGCCTGTGCCTAATGCAAAACTAGACGCTTCATCTAAAGAGGACGATTGGAAGCAAAGTGATTTTGGCAGACCTCCGAGAGAAGAAAACCCACATGATAAACCACACCTTCACTTTAAAAAAGGTTTTATGAAAAAACTTGATGAGTGGAAAACAGGGCCTGTGGATTTAAGATGGAATAGAGATAGAAAAGTATGGCAAGCAGCACCTAGCGAAAATGTGTATTTATGTAAAGCAACTAGATGTATATTGCCAAAAGCTGGACCTGATGGCAGGAACTCTTTTGACTTTAGCTCTGGAGGTTCTATAAACAGTCCGGGAAGATTATACAGAAACCCATGCCCTGAAAGATCATGCTCTCCCAATATGTATTTCCCTAAATCTATTTTATACAGTGACATAGAAATATATGATCCAGAAGATTATAATTGGTGTGGTGGATGTGAAGTAAAAGCTGAAGAAAATGTTGACACAAAAATAACTACCGTTCGTGTAGAGTGTTCTGATATGAGTGAAAGGTGTGTACCTTTTTATGACGCGGTCATATTAAGGTCGGTTGCTCATAGAGTTGCTGGAGGGGCGAGAAGCGATTGTGGAGATAAGTTCTACAAGTCAGGCTCAAACCCCTTAGCAAGAAGAGCAGGAAATCCCTGTCATGGTTGGGGATCAACATATCAGACTTTTAACGAAAATGTAAATGAAAGAGTTGGAAGAACTTTAGAGTATAGTGAAAGCGCAAAGGCGACACTTTATCAAAAAATATTTATTGAAAACCCTCTTAATCAAGGACTCATGTTAGGAGATAGTTTTCTAAGTTATGATACTGGAAGAAAAGTTGTATTTACGTATACAAGAACTGATAAGCCTTCATGCTCAAGCGTAAGTAATGGAACTCCAATAACAGTTAAAGAAATAATACCTGTGCATGTCATATTACAAGCTGAGTTCTATGGTTTAGAACTTGTTACGAAATCCGGTTGCGAGCAAGGAGAGGTAACTTCTTGTACGAAGAAAATATTTGCTCAAGGTATGTCCACAATGGAAGATTGTGGTCCTGATGATGATTATCCTCTTACTGTTGTAAGGTAATAAATGACTATAGGCGATAATTTCAGTACCGGATGGCAAGGACCAAAAGTTCCTTATGGGGCGAGGAAAGCTTCTGCTAGAGGTATTGTAAACCATATTTCAGGCACTGAGGTCGGAGACATCTGGCCTAAAAGTGGAAAAGCTCTTCATGGCTCTAGACATTATGGAAGCTGGGATACTTATTATAATACCAGTCGAGTCAGTCATGAAATTCCGGGAATGCCCCATCTAGCTTCTAATGAAGCTTTCGCTGACCAGTATACTGCTACATATAATGGAGGGCATCCTTGCACAAGAGGTTGTGGTTGTATTTCTGTTGGAGCTAAAGACGAAGAAGGCGATTCATGCGTTCTACCTAGAGAACTTGTGATTTCTTTATATAGAGATCCTCTTGCTCCTTTTTATGAAGGAGTATGCTCCTCTATTGATGGCCTAGATCCTCGACAAAACAAACATATAAATTCTCCTGAAGAATGCCTATCTTTAGGTGGGGATTGGACACCAGCCGGTTACATTTCAGACACAAATCGAAACGATGCAAGAAAAGCTATCGCCGCCGGTTTGTCAGACGTTTGGCACTTAACATGGGAAAATGGTGCGTGGAGAGGCGTTAAGAGTCCTTGGGTTTATGGGGGTAATGATCCTGAAAATCAGATGAGGTTATTTAATCTTAGTCCTGATGAATCTTACTCTGGACCAAGAGAACGTCACTTTGGCTTTACTCCGGGGGAACCACCTGATATAAGAAATGCATTTGAAGATCTTAGATTTGACAAATGGAATTATTATGATGAGTTCAACTCTCCCGATGTTAGACATGGTCTTGACAGCGGATTTTATCGTTACGATAGCAGCACATTCACAGAAGAAAATTATACCGAAAAATTTGTAAGAGGTAGGTTTGGAGCTGTTGATAGCGACTTTCCATTCGTAGATGGAAGAGGCGCTACGTCCTTTAAAATGCCTTATGAATCAGAATGTGAAGCATCTACAATACATACATTTCAATGGGTAAAAGATCCTAATTCTCCTGAAGAAAAGCCAAATTATCTTGGCGTATTTCAACAGAGAAAAAGTCAGTGTTCTTATTCTGGTAGAGCAGGCTCCTCAAAAATGTTTAGAGGAGAAAATGGCGCATATAAGTTTTTCCACGAAAATTACAGATATTGGCATCCTATATTTGGTATGCCACAAAAAGACGAGCTATACAAAACAAAGTTTTCCGCAGGAAGAGGAACACCAGAATTAATAACAATTAAGTTATCTCACTTTCTTCAAAATGGCCGAACGGCTATACCAAAGAGATTAAAGGCTATAGGCGCACTCAACTTTCTTCTGTATCCTAATACAGACAAAGACTACGACGATGAAGGTAATATGCAGAATCAGTGCTTAACTGAAGATGGCGAAATTGCATTAAATCCTCAGACCGGAAGACCAATATGCGAAAGAAGAGAGTCGCATGTAGTAGACAATTATGATGGGATTGAATACTTTAATTTACCTCGATGGATAAGAGATATAAGTGATATCTGGAATAGTAAGGGTGAGGCCCCACAACCAGAAACATTTACTTCTTATAACAGTGAGTGGTCAGATAATCAAAAATGGCGTGAAGCATCAGCAGATTACGGCTTTGAAAACGTTACACTTAGTCAAAAAAACTTTTTGAGGGGTAGAGGTTTAGATGATCCTTTTTATTATGGGGATGCACTGGAAACAAACGATCTTTTGCCGCAAAACAAGGATGAATGTGAACAATTTACAGATGGTACGTGGATTACACCGATGCGTGATCAAGCCATTTCCCTTGGAGGTAAAATTATAAGTGAGGACGGAGGCCTTTGTGGAAAATGGACTGTAGTAAATAAACCAAGCAAGTTTAATCAAAGAAGGGTAAATCTTTACAAAGGAAACCAATCTTATGAAGAGAGGAACCCTAATTATGAGGGTTGTATTGAAGATGGAAATGTTCCCCCAAGAAAAGCAGGAACATGTAGTTATACAAAAGATGGCGAAAAGTTCATCCTAGCCAAGAAAATTTCTAGATGCCAAAGATTAGCCTCCTATCAAGAGAGCCATCTCTCATTTCATGATACGATTGGGACATACGGTGGCAATGATCCTAGATCTGATGAATACGGGGACCTTCACGGGGAAATGAATAGGATATCTCTTACCGAAGAAACTGTAGTTATCGATAGTTTTGCTCTGATAACCGGATTTGCATTCAAGCCCGGTTTTACCAACGAATTCCTGAGAGATACTGATCCTGTAGTTGATTTATTCCAACACAAAAAGTGGAATGTATCAGAAGCTAGGTTTGAAGATAGAGTTGATATAGTTGATGAAGTTGAGACTACAGAAGACGCTGAAGGCAAAAGAATAAAGCCTTCAGAACAAGCAGAGGTAGATGCTTTATTAGAACAATGCAGTGAATTTTCTGCTCAAGTTGTTGAAGCACATGAACTTTTTGATGAACAAGAATGCGTAGCTTTACAAAGAGCAATCATAAATGAAGCTGGTGACAGAAAAGCTTGTTTTGATTCTCAAGGCGATAAAATAGCTGAAGTTCCTGACAAGATAATTTCATTAAATGGTGATAAAATAGATTCTCTTTATCCGGGAGAACCTATTACCGATGAATATAACTGCCGCTCTATTGGAGGCATTTGGGGATACACAAGCACTCCTGTCATATGGGAAGAAGGAGAGCATGACGAGTCTAGGTGTTGTGGAGGACATGTTGTAAGAGACACATCTCAAACACATACTCCACGTATATCTAAAGAAGGAACAATAGGACCTTATGATGCAGAAGTATTTCCCCAGACTATAAATACAAAATACAGAGAACAATACACCTGTATTACACCACAAAGAGAATTAGTATTAATACCTGATAATTCATCTAATGTAAAAAATCAGGTAGATAGATCTAGCATATATACGCCTCCTTCTTTGCAAGACAATGCGGCTGGAAATTATTGGACGGCTATATTAAGACCTAGCTGGGTTGGCTCTGATATAAGAGGACCAATAGTAAGTCTTTCAAAAAGATTCAGAGAACTAGACAATAAACTAGAAAAGAAAACTAACGATGATAGACATTTTGTCGATGATCTAAGGGATACATTTAAAGAACTATTCCCTAGCACTCATCAATTAACAACGATGTCAAAGGAATATGTATTAAAGTTTCCGGCCCAGCAATTTTTGAATTGCTCTAATTTTGATCTGACGCTTAGATCAGACCCCTTACTTGGCGATAAATTTTCTTCCGATGGAGACGGATCTTGCCAAGAAAGCAAAACTAAAGTTTTTCCTTACATGTACACTCCTGCGGGCTACATAGACTCAGGAAATTACGCATATGAAGAAACCACCCCCGTAGTTGAAAATGGAGAGGTTTTAGATGCAAGTAGCACCAAATATAACTGGGAAACTCCTCCTAAACAGTTGAATTGGTCTAATTGTACTTTCGGAAACGCTAATTTATCTGACTTCGACTTTTCTTCTCCAATTACTTGGTCACGTTATAGTGGACGACAAGCGCATCATGTTGGCTCACCTAAATGGCAAGACGGCTTTGGCGATTTAGGAAGCAATCCTCATGGTTACTATCCGGGATCTCCTTGGCCTGACACTCTTGAACTTTGTCACGACTACAAACGGGAAAAGCTTTATACAAACCAAGACCAGCACGGCCAAGGTTCACCTTTTGGATGTCCTGATGGAGGAATGAGAACCGGTCCCGGAATATGGGAGGGCGGATTTAGAGGAGTTGACTGGGCAGTATTAGGAACAGGAAATCAAAATCTTGCAGACCCTATGGTCGATAGTGTAGCAGACTACAGAACAAAATACGGACTACCAAAAACTTCTAATTCTACAAAAATGAATATGATTGATCAGTTTCCTACTGACAATCCTGCTTCAATATTTCATGATAACAAAGAACAAACACCTGTTTATATATATAGAGAAATAAAACAGCAAGGGTTTTCTACATCTGCTGCTGGATCTCACATTGATGGCACTGGGACAAAACTAGAGCATTTAAATGAATGGGCTGATTTTGATATAAGTCTATCTAGGATTGCAAATCCTTTAGGTCATGCAAAACTGAGATACTTAAATTTGCAGCCGCAACCTTTTAAGGCTTCTGAAGCTAGACAAAACTTAGAAAAAACTTATACACAAGCTTTGCTAGATTGGAACAAGCATACTAGCTGCATAAGAAATGGCATAAACTTTGTTCAGTGTAAGAATACAAGTTGGGTAGATTGTACGAAAGATGACGCGCCAGTATCTGGTGAATGGGCTTGTTTAGCAACCAGAGAAGCTTCTAGCGTCTGTCAAGATGAAAATGGAAATCCCATTAGTAACCAAGACTGCCAAGCTAAAATTAGAGCCATGAGCGTATATGATTTCTGTTCTTTAGGAAGCATAGCTAAACCTACTGGAATTGATGCTGAGTGTAAGTACGACTTAGATCATGGTTTAGATTTCTGGTTTAGGCATGATTTTATTGGAACCCCAAGAACTTGCGCGGAGGCAATGGAGAGTCTTGATAGTTCGTGGCCTCTTTGTGATGCATTTTTACCTGACGTGGCTGGTACTACTGGTGGAGGAGTCGCTCAAAGGTCTTGTAGAATTTCACATTACGGGTCTTGCAGTGGGAAATGCACTTCTATGCAAGCTAGGGTTTATTGTGGATACCGTAAAGATATACCCCCCGTAGAAAATGAATTGGGTGATGTAGTATACGGCGGTATTAAGAAAGGCGATGAATCTCGTGATTGTTCAGCTTGTGGATCATTCCCCGATGTTTGGTATGAAAACATGTATAGGGGAACGTTGATAAAATTAAGAAGCTCATTAGCTGAGTTTACTTTTAATGCGAAAGCCGCGAATGGAGAGTTTGACAATCAAGAAGCTTATGGATCAGAAACTACCAATGTTGATGTTGGAGGAGCAAAAAGAAGTGTGCCTTTTGGAAAGGTGCCAGCTTATGATCCAGACTCATTAAACTACTGGAGAAATACAGGACTTTATCCAAGATATGAAGAACCTAGCTATACAGTAGATCATTCATTCGGTATAGAAAAATTCAATTATATTGAGTTTGCCAGTAATACCTCACCCATTGTCATAACATCGAAAAATCATGGACTTAAAGATAACGATACTGTCATGGTTAGAGGTGTTAACGGAAACTTCAAAGCTTGGAGTAAGTTTACTAAATCAGAGTGGGATCAGGTTCACTGGGAACAGAAGGTTGGAAAAGCTGGTGGCGGTGATGATGAAGACGGCGAAAACCAAATACATCCAAAAGTAGAATGTCTTTTTGATAATAATGGACAATGTACAAAGTATGTAAAATGTCACGCAAAAGGAACTCCTGCAAATCCGATATATGCAGATTGGTGGCTTGTAAAAGTAATAGATGACAATAACTTTTCATTGTGGGGTTGCGACGGAAAAACACCTACTGATGGTGGTGTAGATTATAAAGACCCAGATTGTGATTCAAGCGGTGTAGGCGGAATGCAATGTGGTTTAACAACTGGACTTCCAAACACTGCGCGTTTTGAATTTGTTACTCATCAGTATGACAATGAAGCATCAAGTCAAACTTATAAACAACTCCTTCCTTTAGATCCGCAAGTTGCTTTAGAGCCACAAGACACTGGTGGCTGTACTAACTATGGTTTTTGTAGAGTGATACAAGACCCAATGAATACAGATGCCAAAGCAGTTCTCACAGAAACTGAATGTCAAAACGCAGCGAAACATTGGAAAAATTATGATGAACAAGAAGCCGCAACTGCAAATGATAAACATCCATGTGTTGATGCTGGTGACTGTTGGATTCAATTAGACTTCCATCCAGCTAAGTTCTTCCAGAGTCTCTATGATGCAGAACGGATAAAAGTAACTAATGTAGACTCTTGGAAAACATGCCCCAATACCGGAGTTTGGAAGAGATACGATTTAAATGCTATGGAGTTGGTAGGAGCTGACTTATCTGTTCAAGCAAAACCTTCAGATTATAAATTTAGTTGGGATGGTCTTGCTAGAAGATCTGACGGATCTGATGCTCAGGGTTGGTACATGCAAATAGAACAAAAAGAACATTGTCCTACATGTGCAGATCACAATATATTAGAACCCTCTTACTCCACTGATAATGAAGACTTTTTCTCTGGGATTTCGGCGAAGAGACTGTCAGATCCATATGATGACAATCATGAAACCTACTTTGGTGATGATAAAACAGGTACAAATAGGGTCCCTCATACACTTTTCCTACACAGAAAAGAGCCAACCGGAATTGAGTCTGATATATTTGCTTGCGGAGGATGGGACGAGTGTGATGAAGCTCATAGAGCAAAGAACGGAGGTTTTTGCAAATGCCCTTGGGATGAAGATTATAAATTTGGCAATAGACCTATTAATTGGGAAAAGTTAAAAGAAGGTTATGATTCGTGTTTAGCTGAAGGCACTACGCAAGCAGCTTGCGCTCAAAAACATGGTTGCACAGACGCTAAAATAGGCATCGTTGGCTACAGTAAATGTTGGGATGGATTTAAGTATCACATGCCAGATCCATCAGGAAATGGTGAATGGAATTGTCCTTCTGGCACAACTTTCAAAGATGCTTGTTGTGATGATGATTGTCAACCTTGGGAACGGATACAAGACTGTAATAAACTTCATCTTCCAACTAAAGAACAGATCGAAAAATGTTACCCTTGTAATGACTTGGATGTCGGGCAATCAAGGAATATACCTGTAGACAGTGATACTCCTAGTCCTTTAATTCAAAAGAAAGTAGCTGTAGGAGGCGCATCAACTAAGTGTAAGCAATTACGGACTAGAGACCAGATAAACAATGATTGCGAACAACACCAAAATGAAGCAAATTGTAACGCAGATCCATACTGCGTGTTCTCGCCACCGGGTTCATGTGGTATTGATGAAGAAAATTTCTCTGACGAAGAATGCGACTTCGCCACTTTTCGCAATGGCCGGTGTGAAGATGGGGATGGGGATAATTTACCAAACTGTGTGCAAGACACCAGTGGTGGCCACACCATGTGTTGTTATACTGCCGCTGGTAACAATATATGCAGTGGGTGGCCGGGAAATGTGCCTGACAAATGTCTGCCAAGATTTGTACCAGAAGTTACACAAATGGGCGAGCAAGGTATCATCTCATGCTGCGACTGTATTCCTTGTAAAATCAATGGTAAATTTACTTCTACATGCCATGTAACAGAAGGTTCTTGTAGAAATGCCGGAGGTACTGTATCTGGAGATGGCTCAGGAAGAGGTAGAGTTAATCCCGGAGGAGCTAGCTGTGTAACGGTAAGTGGCAATGAAAGTAGTTTTAGTGCTGGTGACAGTACGCCTGAAGATTTTGTAAGGAATTGCTGGGGTCCTGTTCATGGAGAAGTTTCTGGATGTCCGGGAATGGGGTTTGATAAAAACATTCCTATGCACTTCAATGGTGACCATTGGGCTACAGAATGGTTCCCAATAGTTGATGCCGTTTATCCTAAAATCGTTGACGAAGAAGGTAATCCAACTGATGAGATAGATTATTCTGTTGAGCCTACAAGAATAGATATAGCAGGAACTATTTATGCAGATGAGAAAGTATCTGAAACTACAAAGGGGCTATCCGCAGATTATAATTGCAGCCATCATGAATATCCTGAAGGTTGTAATACAGACCCTTTTGCAAATGATAACGACCCGACATTCATGTGTGTTGACCCTATTTTCAATCACTCACTAAACAAAACACAGCCGGGAATAAGAAATCAGTGTACCCGTGAAAACTGCGGTAGAACACTTTTAGATGGAACTGAGAACCTATATTGTACACAAACTAACCCTACTCATCCTTGCTGTGCTGGCGCACAAAGAGAAGTCGCCAGAATAAGAGCTTGTTCAGGTCATTGCGATGGTTCTCAAACTAGAGCTATATTTGGTACATGGGCAGATATGACAAAAGCCGGATGTAGCGATTGTGGAATGCAACAATGGAGAACATTCTGGAAAAAACCTCCAATTCCTGTTGAGAGAACAGATGCATATTACATGCGTGTGACAATGGGATGCTACAAAAATAAATATGATGACGTAGATAGGCCAGTAATAGGAAACTTAGGAACCTGTTTGGGTTCTGGTGGAACTTACGGTTACGATGATGACGGCAAGCCTACTTCAGAAATGAACTTGCTGTGGGAAACAGTAACTTGTACTCAACCAAATTGTGCTTCTATAGGCACTAACGCTTCTCCATTTGCATTACCACATCTTGATTATAAACCTCCTTGCCCTCTACCTATGCAAGATAATTGTGTTAATTGCAAGGGTTACTTTGCTCTTGAACAAGCGAAGCCTATTGCGAATGCTAAGCAAAGACATACAAACAATATATCAAAATATCAATATGATTTTTGGTCAGGATATTTAAATGATGGTACTCCTATAAGTGGAGACTTTAGGGGTCATCAAGCTGTTAAAGATCAGCTTAAATATGAAAGACATGAGACCTCCTTCGGTAGGGCTAATGTTCTTCCGGGCGATACATTTCTCTCTCCAGTTAGCCATCCAGATTACCAATTAGGAGGTCCTCATATTGGCCTTCAAGGGTGGTGGCCTGCCTGTGCATTCAATCAGCAATGGGGAACAAAGCGACAGCTTGAAACCATGGGGGTATGCATTGATGTAAGAGATGTCGTAAACGGCGTTGCAAATCCAAATCGTGGAAGACAACTCGAAACTGTGGAATATTATCAAGGTAACGGTTTCGCAATTGATTGTGCTGCATTTAATGGAGGTAATCCTCGATGTTCTACTGTAAGTCCGTTATTGCCCAGTTGGTGCAAAGGTTGGGTTCCTTATGGTGCTGATGAAAGCTTCGGTGAAGAATGCATGGACGGCTGTCAGGGAATACCTTCTAAACAATGCGGAGGAGAGTCTCCTTGCAATGGATGTTGTTCTTTCCAAGTAAGGAATGGCCTTGTTGCTTGTGGTCACAAGGTTGGATCATGCACAGGAACAACTACTAGATTGCCTCGCAAGAAAACTGATGAACAATTTCAAGTTCTTGGCTGGGAATATGATGACTATCCAGAAGAAGAAGGGGTTCACTATGACCACCCTTATCAACATACAGGAAAGTATGATACTTTAATTGTTAGATCTATATCTAGTAGAGCTGTCAATGATCCAGATAAAGTTTGTAATATTGGTGGTCCAATACACCATCCCGGCATACACAATAAAATAAAATTTAGTGAAGAACATACGGTGTATCACAATCCTCATGTGGTTAGTGTAGGAACTCAAGACAGGTTAGAAACTGAAACTGGAAATCAATCTGGTTATAGTAGAGACAACCTGAGCAAAAACCCTCAGTTACCTAATTTTGGAATTGACTTAAATGCTGAGTATGAGAGTAAACTACCTCAATGTGAGACCTTAAGAGATGTAGATTGCCACAGAAGAAGTGACTGCGCATTCAATGACTTTGGTGGATGTTATCAACTAGCCAGTCATGTATCTAAGCTGGCCTATGATATTCCAAAGGGAGAAAAACGGCCAGATCATGGAATACTAAGAATAAAAGTCAATAAAGGCTGGGCATTATCTTCTAAAAATAGTGGTTATGACAGAAACCTTTATAACATCATAACCCCTATGACATACAAAAAAAGCGATGTTAAGTATGATGCTTTTAGGGATGACCGTGAACGCATAGAGAGGTTGGGGACAACCGATCATAATGGGGAATGGTTAACACAAATAGATGGACTGCAAGATCGTGATAGATTTTTGTATGTTGGAGATGCATACAAAAGAGTAGTTATAGCTGCACAACCTTATGGTGAAGGCATATTCCCAGTGCATCATCAAAATGCAAGCTCCATAGAACTAGAAAGTTTGGACGATACTTACGGTATTGCGGCAGGAAGAATGGGCCATAAATTAACTGAAGCTCATGTAAATAGTGTTTGGGAAAGAGCTAGCGCTAAACATCCACATGGCCCAAATTGGGATAACTTCAAAGAAGAATATAGAAAAAGACTTACAATAAGCAGTGTTGAAAACGTATATACGGCGCTTCCTTGGTGCGAAAATAGCAGGGGAGAAGATAGCGGTATTCTTGACAAAGCAAAATGTGAGGCAGCATCTAATACTTGGAATGAACACGGAAGATTTGAGTACACAAAAGTTACTACAGATTATCGTCATGACTTAATAACGGGAGAAAAGATACTACTAAGCGGTCTTGTGACTTATAAAAGCAGGTGTCTCAAATCACGAAATGATCAAGGATCTTGTAATGGTGCTACTCAGACAGATGAGGAAAGTGGAGATAAACGACCTTTCGATGCTAAAAACAAGATTGAGTGTGAAAACTCAGGCGGGGTCTGGACTTGGAGTTCTCCTGACCTTATGCCTAATTATTGGTATGACAAACAAGACCAAATTGATAAGTTTGATTGTGAACGTGTCTGGAAAGGTTATTGGGCTGTCACAGAACCTCATGATGAATTTGAAAGCGCAGAAGGAAGCGCAGACAACGATGTATGCGGAAATGAATTCATTCCTAATGTTGGAACTTTAAATTGCGACTTAGACGCTTGGAAGCCTGATGAAGGGCCAAACGCTAGACATCCAAAATGGATGTGTGCTGACATGTGCAAAACATTTCATGGTCAGTGTGAGGATATGTCTAACCCAAATGTAAATAATTCACAACCTAAATGGAAATGTCCTAAATCTCCTGTGGATGGTGGTCATGTTATAAAGGTTATTGATGAAAGGAGCTTTGCACTTCATGAAGAGCTTCATGTATCTGCTGTGGCTGACAGTGACAGAAGATATCACGGAGGAACGGTTCATGAATCCCATAGCGGCTTACTATTAAAAACTGAATGCGAGTCTTATAAGACAGAAGCAGATTGTAATGCTTTTTATCCATGCAGATTTAATGAAGACCCTAAATCATGTACAGTAGATGAAACAAAAGTTGATCGTTGTGTTGATGATGAAGAAAATGTAGATTGGCAATATGAAAATAAAGCTGACTGCGAAAAGGCTGGCAACGAATGGGTAGAAACAAAATCTAAGTTTAGCACCACCAATATTGGTAGTTCTCACGGGCTTAATGTCGAGACCTTAGACCCAACAACAGTAAGCAAGATTGACGTAAACTGCACAGAAGATGAATCAAAGTTAAATCCAAACTGCTTTAAGATGTACCCGCAAGGAGAAAAAGACAACAGTACAAAAGAAGCGTATGAACATATACATGACTGTAAGGCTATGGATAATTTCTACAAAGCGAGGCTTGAAGAATACTTAAGCCAAAATACTAACGGTACGATTGAAGATTTTCTTGGTGAACATCCATACTTTGGTAGAGAATGTAGAATTTCTCAAAGTTGCATATGGGAAGCCGGACCTTTGAAAAAAACGGATTATCACCTTATTTCTTTATGCAAAGGAAGATCAATACCTACTCAACAAAGGCCTAATGAGGCTCAAATGAAGTTTGGTCATGAGGTAGGGCTAGGAAAGGCTAAGAACATATACAAAGGAGTGACTTGGGGGCTAGATCCGAATATGCAGGTTGCTGATGGTATTGGTAAAGCAGCTGATTATGGAAAAGCTTGGGAAGTGAATGATGAAGGGGAGTTTGTGCCAAATGTAGAGATAAAAGGTAATTGGTCAAGACATGGTGGGTCCTTCAACATTAACATTGGCGAATATACTCCTGCTTATGGTGTAGGTAATGACTCAGAGGCTGACTTATCATTTGATTTCTTTGGAACGGGAAGTGCATTTTGTTGCGGAAAGATATCTCCTCTGACATATTATACAGGCAAAAACAACTGTTATGGCATATTGGGTAGTCCTGCCAGAAATCCAGATCCAGACATTGATGATAGCTATCGCGAAGCAATGAGAATGCATTTTAAGGTTACTAGAGATAAAGCTGTAGACTATAATCCATTTGTGACTGATTCTTCTGGTGAGCGTAGGCAAGCATTTGATCAAATATAAAGGAAAAAATAATGGCTTGTAATAAGTGTGGAAAAAGTAAAGACAAAGAAACTGGGTTTTTTCCTGTAGAAGAAGACCAGATAAAACATCAGAACAATAATTTTGCTGTTTTGACTGAAGAAGATGTAATTACACCTTGCGAATGCTCTGGTGGTAAAACAACATTTTTTTGTGACAGGCATAAATGTATAAAATCTCCACACTTAAGAAATTTGTGCAAATATAGTCAACATCATTTTGATGCATGGGAAAGAGGCGAAGGACCTATGCAAAGAGTAAGAGAGCCTGAACCACTGCCACAACAAGATAATTCCGCAGGAACTGGGTTTTTTATATCAGAAGACCCTACTCCAGAAGAAGAATTTTTCATGGGTGATAAAGAAATACCAGTTGAATCAAGAGGTTTTGGGGATACTTTTGCTAAGTTTACTAAGGCTACCGGTATTAAGAAGATAGTTAAGAAGGTTGTTGGAGAGGATTGTGGATGCTCAGAACGTCAGGATAAGCTTAACAAGATTTTTCCATACAAGAAGAAGAAGAAAACTAAAGGCTTTTTCGAGTAATGGTGTATAATAATATAGATTTAATTGGAGAAATAAATGGCTACTATATCCTTTTATGCTGGTAGTACAGCCATAAATAACTTAACAGGCTCTGGATTAGGCTTTTTTGGCGGCTCTTTTGGTCAGTCTGTTGAACTTAATAAATGGCAAGATACTACCTTTATAACCGATGGCACTGGCTCAAATAACGCCGGTAGTGCTAACAATATTAAGTATTACAATGCTACGCAGGGATATGCTCCCAACATTGTTCCACCAACTGGTTTGAAGTATATTCCTAATAAGAACGCTACCTGTAATATACGATTTACCAACAATTCAGCTGTCAAAACTCAAAATGTTCGTTTAAGAATATTTGACAGAAATAACAAGGATCACGCAGCTAGTGGTGTGACTACCAGAGTAGCTGAACTTCTTAACCCTAGATTAACCTACGGGCTTGTTGAAGGCTCTGGGGATGCTAAATGGTGGGGAGATCCTACTCACGATGGTACAGATGTATTTTCTGGAATGTCAGGATCCCCAAATGCTAGTGACAGATTACCTACTGGTACTAACACCGTTGGCGGTAGTGGTATTATAGTTCCTTTATCTCAGTCTCCCGGACCAAGTGGTCAATTTGCTGGTGCAGGAAATACCAATACTGGTCAATACACTCAACATGACTGGTATCTTGCTATCACAGCTTCTCCAGACAGTATTGGAAGTAAAACTCAGTATGGTCTATATGTCGAACTAGAGTATCTGTAAACAGAACTCACGTTACAAATAAAAAAAGCCCGTCTCTCACGAGTCGGGCTTTTCTTTTCAATCCTTTGACTATTCTTCCTTTTTCGTATCAGGGTTCCATTTAACCCATCCACGATCAGGTAGCCATTCGCCATCCTTGTTCTTTCGGCGTGGGAATAATCTCCCGCCTTTCTTCATTGTGCCAAATGACAATCTAGCTCCACAGTCCAAACATTTCAGTTCGTAGTAGAGGTTGTCATCTACGTTACGCACAACAAATCTTAGGTTTTCACTTTGACATTTACCACATTCGGTTTCATCAAAAATTTCTTGGAATTCACTTAGTTGTTGAAATAAATCAACCTGTGATTCCGCTTCTAATTCAACCTTCAATCTGCCGTTAGTTCCAGTATAAGTTACTTTCATCAATTTCTCCAATTCTTATCATAACCGGTTATAGTACTTGGAATTTTAACATCTTCGTTTTGATACTGATTTAAATATTTTATCATATCCTTAGCAGTATCTCTACTTATATCTTTTATATCAGCGTAATCGTGTTCACCAATATTGATGAATTTGATCACGTTAATATCTAAGCCCGCGCATCTTTTGTCTATAAACTGCACCTGCTGAGAAGTTATACTTTCAGCTGGGTTATATGTATCATCAGTTGATACAGCAACAGTCTTTTTAACAATGTCAACAATGTCTTTCTTAGCAAGTTCTTCTGCTGCAAGACATCTTAATTTCAGAGCCTTTCTCAAAGCCCTACCCTCAGCCCTTGTGCTAGCAGTAGCGACAGGATGAGCGCAAAATAAATCATCAGTATTACCATGCCATACATCAGCTACTTCTTTGTATGTACGGTAGGTTCCTGAGTTGAACCAGTCAATTACAACTTGGAAAACCACAGTTGCTCTTCCCGGCCCATTAGTATCCATAGCTGGATATACTTCTACAGGACCAGAATTAACGATGTCACCTAAAAGCAATTCCGCAACCCTTCTCAGTCCAGCACAAATAGGGTTGCCATCAATTAATTCGTTGGATTTGAAATGACTCATAACATAGTCACTCCATTCATCATCCATCATGGATGGGCGGCTGTCAATATCTTTAACAGACTCCTCAACCTCTTCTTCAAATAATTCTTCTTCAATAACGTCTTTAGCCATAAATCACCTCAACTAAACTTCTACTTCTATCAGCCTCTTTGTTTTAGGCGGAAACTTTTTATCAATCTTCTTTAGTTCTGAGATAATCAAATTTAAACTATCTCTCATGTTTTTGGAAGATACATTTCTGGTAATATTTTTAATTCTTAGAACAACAAATCCTCCGCTAATCAACAAACCAGCTTTTTCTGAATCTGCTCTAATGTTCTTTTGTAAACTTTCTTCTCCCCAAATAGGAAGGAAGTGAGCAGGGCCGTCGATTTCTATTGCCGTTTTAAGAGAAGGGATGAATAAATCCACTTCTAATTTGTTGTTTGCAACCAAACCCTTCTTGTGAAAGATAACATCGTATCCAGCTAAGGTCAATCCCTCTTTTACAAATTTTTCTATTTTTGAGCCTTCTTTACTAGCCTTCCTCACAGCCTCAGCAGCGAGCCTTCTGAGGTTAGCCTTGTCTTCGTCAGACATCTCCTGCCATTGCTTTTTAGAGAGGTCTGAGCGCCTCTTACGCTCATTCTCCTCCATGTTTTCCCAGAAATTAGCCATTCCGTCGCTAATGGCTACTTTTTCAGCGTCAGTTCTCTTTTTGCCCCTAGTTGGATGCTCATGCCGTCCTGATTTGATAGCGTTTGTCTGAGCAGAACTTCTATCTCTAAGATCGACACCAAGCATGATAAGAGTTCTTCTAATCTTGTTTGGGTATGTATTAAGAGACTGAGCAATTTCGTAAGTACTCTTATTGTTCTTAGTATACTCTTTGATTATAAAGTCTTTATTTTTTTCTACAAATGGGCTTGTCATTTTTCTATTACCTTAATTAGTTGTTCTATGTTGAAATCTTCTACTATATGGTCTACCTTCCTGTTGCAATAGTTTTCAATTGCTTTTGCGTGATCTTCGCTTCTTGCAATTAGTATCAAATTCTTATCTAAAAAAGGTTTTACTATATTTTCATAATCTCTGCCTGTAACTCTAGTCCACTCTAAATCCCAAACATAAAATAACTTTTTGATTGGGGAGAATGATTTAGAAAGAGACATCGCAGTCGAGACATTAGTTGCTATGGCTACACCATCAAAACTCCAAAGCTCATTAACTGGCATAACAGCAAATTGAGGCTGAATGATTGTTGGTCCTCCGTTCTCAAAGAGAGCAACAAAATCACTATCACCTTTTTCTAAATGCTCGTTTATATTTTTTATTGCGCAGTATGAAAGTTGGCTAGAAGTCAGAGACTCTAGTAATACTGCTATCTTTTTATGCTTTTGCATCTGCTAACTCTTTGTTTGCTTGATACCATTTTATTGTTTTTTCTAGACCTTCTTTTACATTAATTGGAGATAGGTTAACAAACTCCTTCATTCTAGTTGTGTCTAGAAGTTTTTTCATTTGTCCATCAGGCTTGTCCGTGTTCCAGTCAACATCACCTTCATACTCTACTATCTCTACGATGTTATCAACAAGTTCTTTAATTGTTATATCTTTTCCGGTTCCTATATTCAAAACCTTAGAGCTATCCTCGTATTTTTCTAAAGCCTGAACAACAGCTTCAGCTGCATCATCAACATACATGAACTCTCTCATTGGAGCGCCTGTACCCCAGCATTCAACAGAGTCATCTTCGTCAAGCTTTGCCTCAACAAATTTTCTTATCAACGCTCCTACAACCTTAGTTCTAACCAAATCAAAAGTGTCATATGGTCCATACAGATTGGTTACACATACCGCTGCTGAATTAAAATCGTATTGTTCTCTATATGCTTCTGACGCTGTTTGTAAGACTCGTTTAGCTATGCCATGAGGTCTTATTGTTGGGTTGGGTTGCCCATTCCAAAAGTCGTCTTCTTTTAAAAGCTCCATACCTGTATCAGGATATGCGCAAGACGTTGTTATAGATATGAGTTTTTTAACTCCCAAATACTCGCAGGCATGATGTATGTTCAATGCCATAACCGTGTTTGAGTATAGAATGTCCGCAGGATACATCCTATTAAACTCAATACCTCCATTGTAGCCAGCTGCATGTATGCAGTAATCTGGCCGTGTATCTTCCATGAATTGAATTAACCCATAGAGATCGAGAATATTACATTCCTCACTAGAAAATGGTATGGCAGTAGCTCCTCTACTCTCTACTGCTTTACATATAGCCTTGCCAAAAAAACCATTTCCACCAGTAACTAAAACTCTTGAACCGCTTAGGTCTATCATGCGTATTGATGCCTTATCTGTAATAAAGGTGCGACTTTAATAAGCTCTTGTATTCCGGTTTTCATATCTACATCACAAGAAAACCCTTCATCCTCTAAACGACTATAACTGACTTCATAGTCTCTTTGGTCTGCATCAGTTCCTATTTCTTCATAATGAACAAAGCAACCTGTGTTCTCTTTAACATATTCTGCAAGTTCTCTCTTAGTCCAGTTTAAATGGTTGGCTCCACAGTTATAAACCTTGTGTTTCCAATTACCCATATTCTCAAACCCCATAGTAAAGGCCTTAGCCATATCTCTAACATGGATAAAAGTACGACGAAAGTCTGCTTGAAAAATAGTTAGTATGTTATTTGCGATAGCCTGATAAACAAAATCGTTCACAAGCAAGTTCACCCGCATACATGGGCTAACACCAAACCCAGTGGCAAACCGGAAAGACACGGTATTGTCTTGAGTGGCTACCATTTCCTCTGCTACGCGCTTGTTGACGCCATAGAGAGATACAGCGTTTAATGGTGAATCTTCTGTGCATGTCCCTTCTACTTTGCCATACACGCTACCTGTGGACGCATAAACGAAGGGCATTCTTGGATTATAAGCATCTCTTGCAAAAAGCATGTTTCTAGTGCCTTCTACATTTACCGCCGTTGCCAAAGCGGGTTGGGATTTGCAAGCCGGAAAGCCAACAATAGCAGCAAGATGAATAATAGCGTCACACCCATGAACAGCTTCCTTCATTTGTTCTAATACAGTAACGTCTCCATATTCAAACTCAAAGTTAGGATTTGTTACTAAGGGAATGATCGCATCGCATTGACCCTTATGAAAATTGTCTACACATTTAACTTTGTAACCGTTATTAAGTAGATGACGGCATAGGACATTACCTACATACCCGCCTCCTCCTGTTACTAGGACTTTTGTCATCTTAAACCTCTGCTAGTGACTTTACTACTTTGTTATGTTGTTTTCTGTATTCAGCATAGTTTTTTTGTGTAAGAGTTCTTCCTGAAATCTTGAAGAAAAACTTGCCAAAGTGTTCCATTGATACTCTTGTATTTTGTCCATCAAAAAACTGTCTCATGATTTCTTCTGGAGCCATGTCTGTTTCTCGTATTTCATCACAAGCATTTTTGCAGAAATACTGCGCTTTCTCAAGCATGTCTCTCATCTTTACCGTTTGCGCTGCCATGACATGGTCTGATATTGCATATCGGTCAATTTGGTTTGTTCTATAGAAAGGCTCTGAAGTTATAAGTTGGTCTGGATTGTTTTCCAATGTTTCAATAACCTTGTCAAGATTTTCGTAGTACTCGTCACATCTAACTTTTATTACGTATTCGGTTTCTACAAGCTTGAGACCATTCAAAGTCGTCGCCACTTGCAAAGACACATTGCCTTGATTTAAATGTCCCTCATAGTTTTTTTCTTCATCGTCTACATGTTTGACTGAGTGTTCTCGCATAAATCTTTTTGACATTTTTACGTCTTTAGGATTTTGCTTCCAAGAAGAAACGACTATATTTTTTACAAGTTTTGAGTAGTAAGGTATATATAAAATTCCTCTTCTAAGAGAACCCATATGAGTATTCATAGGTCCTTGTATCACTAAAGTTATGTTATCGCGTATCACTAAAACTCGCTCCATCATTGGTCGGTTTGTTATTAGATTTGTACAGATGAACATAATCTGAACATATTGCGTCACAATCCATAATTGTATCCATAGAACACAATTCAGGCTTCATGCATATAACACCTTGTCCAGAAGCATATCCGGGATAACTTATTATCATCCCTCTGCTAGTAATAGTATAGTGATCTTCTTGATGCCAAAAGCAGTGAATATCTAATTCAAGAAGTCCTTTTAAAGCGTCCAGATTCTTAGCGTGGGCCAGCAGGCCTTTTTGTTTAAGAAAGCTTTCTTCAATCTCATACTGAGGGCCATCATGTCCTAAAAGCCAAAAGTCTTTTATCTTCCACACATCTATTTCGACTTGATAGTTTTCTTCCAAAGCAGAATTTATATAGATAGGATTGTTTTCGAGTCTAGGCTCTGGGCCGTATATATTGCCTCTATGTGATATTAATATCATCTTCTAACCTTTTGTACTTCATACCATACAAATCAAAAAGCAATCGTGTGTTTTCCCAAGTATGATGCTCTTTGGTTATGCCTATAGTATTTATTTCTTTTACACCTTTTAGCCATAGCCAATTTATTAGGAAATGTAAGCTGCTGGCGATGTTTCTAAGAACACCATCTTTGGCTTTCATTCGTTCAATTGAGTCTATGTCTTCTCTTTGAAATCTAACAACGTTGTACTTGGAAAAGTCTATTTTTCTATCTGCCTGTTCATAATAAACAAAAGGAAACTTAACTTCATTTGATGTGTGGGTATGATGGCAGGTCATAGTATCAAAGTCTTCTAGCTTAAAATACATTCTAGAATGAACTGGACTTTTAACATAAAGATAAGCATTTACATCATGCTCGTCATCATCAGACGGTCTTCTAGTATTTGAGGCAATACCTATTGAATAGGTTACCGCCCGTATTGTATCTTTTTGTGTTGAGTTTTTTAATATACCTGTTTGAGTTCCATAAGAAAGATGATTTGTTATCATTGACGGAACTAAGTAGTAATCCCAACGCTTCCTAAAATTGGATATATTATGTATGATTCTAATTAAGTCTAGCGAAGTGACTATATTAACTTTGTCAATAGCATAAAGAGACTTGCCGCTGCATAGAGTAAAGAAATCACCGTATTCTTTAAATCGTTCTATTGACTTCCCAGAACCTGCTAATAATACAGGCTTGTCAATTTCTAAATCTTCTAATGGGAAGTTAGACAGACTAGGTTTCCCTGTTAATGCCACCGGAATCTTTCCTTACTATATCTGTAGGGTCTAACCCATCAACCCAGTAAACTTCAAGAGCCTTCGTATTCTCAAGAGCTTCAAAACGATGATCTATTTCTGGAGGCACGTCTGAAAACATACCTTCAGTTAAAATTGTCTCATCACTTCTATCCCCTTTATATATTGTAATCTTAAGCTTGCCTTCCAGCACTATGAATCTATTCCATTTATTTTCATGATGATGGCGTGAACAATAACCGCCTTTTATAGCTTCTATATAGTGAACTTCACTACTTGAATTTTCAAAGAAGCAACGGGTTGTTCCCCAGAATTTGCCTTGGATAGCTCCTGTTAATGTTTTGTGTCCCATTTAAGCTTCTTTCTTAAATACATAATATCTTCTTTTACCACTGTTTCTTGCTTCGCCGCTTTCTATTTCGTTACCAAAATAGTTCCTAAAAGATGCCAACATTCTTTGAACATGTTCTTGATTTATCTCTCTGTCTTCAAGTTTCTGGGTTTCGTAAATCATAATTCCATCGGGGCTTACTAATTTATAATGACCTTTTGCAATTTCATTTTCCTCTAAACCCTGCATATCCCTAACCTGAATTGTCATTGCAAAAGAAAATACCACATCATAAGTCTGGTCTGAATCTTCAATGAACTCTTTGAAACCATTTTTTATCCAAGTCATGTTGAGTGGCATTTCTGGAGCTTCTACAAAAGGCTCAACCGCTGTAACATGTCTAAAGTCATCAGATAGACTCAAACAAAATTCGCCATGATTTGCTCCTAAGTCTAGCAGTGTTTTATCCTTGGACGCATACTTTCTTAAATTAAGTTTCTCTATTCGCCAAGCAGCAGAATTTTTTTCTGTCTTTTGGTAGTCATTCCACAAGTTTTCTTTTACAGTAAATTTTCTTTCATGGACCATATCGCTTACCTTTCCTCTTTGTTGTAGGTATTTTTTCTTGTTTATTGAATTGCCATTCAGGATAAGATTTCTGAAAGCATTGTCAAAAATATCAATGTTAAAGTGTTTTCTTATTTTTTCAACAAATGAATGATCAAAGTATTCTAATGTCTTATCATCTTCTATGATAGAATTTTCAAAATCTATGAATTTGAGCTTGCCGTTCTTCAAAAGGACATTGGTGTAAGGAAATGCGTCATATCTTTCACCTGAGTCTTTCCAACCTTGATTGATAAATTTTATATTGGACTCTTTTATTTTTTTTACTATACTGTCAACTTGACCAACTAATTCTGGTCTTTTAGTCCCATCAAGAGGAAATTGCTCTCCACAATAGTCCATAACTATCGTTAAATCGTCCTTGTCATACCTTATAATCTTAGGGAAATTGTCATGACCTTGTAGTCTTTTTAAAGATTGCAGCTCTCTGAAAAAGCATAGGTATGCTGAATCTCTTTTGCAAATATTTTTTCTAACGCCATCTTTGACAAATTTCTTGATTACAAAATTATTTTTTTTGTCAATTAAAACTTCGCTAGTTTTTCCTCTTGTAAGCTCTAACATTATAACTGCTTGGCCCACTTACTGAAGTTATCTAAGTTATCTATTTTCCAAGGGTTGTTGTATTTTCTAGCGTTAGTATCTATAACTGACGTTTCATGAAAGGCTCTAATGATATTTTTAAAATACTTGGAATTTACAAGATGTTCGCGTTTTCTAACAGGGAATCTAAAGTTTGGTGAACTTATACCCCCTATCACGCCTCCTCTTCTGAAAAAAGTATTTGTAATTCCTGCTCCTGAGAAGGTGACGTATTTTTTCATGTGATGGAACATTGTTATTTTTTCTGCAAGTGTATAATTTTCTCCAAACACTTCTTGAAAACCATAACCCCGCAAGATATCAACTACTTCATCTTCATTGACACATTGTCTTTTTTGTGTATTGTCTTCGCCTATCAAATCTTTGCTGTAATTTGGGTTATATTTTGTTCTTCTACTTATATAAATATTATCATATATAGGTACGTCTAACTTTTTACTTAAAGCACTTTCCACAAGTTTTTCTAGCATTGGAAAATATTCTTGCTTTATAGCTCTTTTACCACCAGTAGAACAAGGCCCATTATTCAAAACGTCTCCTAAGTAAATATTCTCATACAGACAGTGTTGATTTGTTAACTTAAAAGACAAACCAAGAAGATCTAGCATTTCTTTAACAAATGGGGGCCATACGTTAATATTTTTGTGATTCTTATTTATCAGCAACTTTAAGTCAGGAATGCTTTTTTTTAGCTCAAAATAGTAAAACAAACATCCTAAAGAATCTATTATTGTATGGTAGTAATTTTGTAATGGCTTTGAATACAAATAAAAATAGTTTCCCTTTTTTAAATCTCCATTTAAAGGGATGGCTTTATAATTAGGCTTTTGGCAAAGATAATTTTTTCCAAGATCAACAACGATAGGTTTGTCGCTTACTATAATTTCTACTTTATGCTCTTTGTGGTCTAGTATTTGACTATTCCTAAAGTGGGCGATGCCATTTGTCATATAGTCTTTGGCGTAACTTAGATTACCAAAATTTTCCATTTGGAACCTCTGCTATTACATTTACAAGTCTACGTTCATGTTCTGTAACGTCTCTTGGTGTAACCCCATGAAAAGACTTAGGAGAACATAAAAACATAACAAATTTGTTTCTTGAATACTTAACCGTATCAACTATTTCAAATAAATCGTCGCCATATTCTTTTTTATGTACGGGCTTGAATTCATCAATGCATTTGTATATGTTAAGATCTCCTCCTTGTGATTGATCTTTGTCTTTTCTCATATAGAACAGGCCTGCATAAATTTCAACTCTATTGTCTACATGAGGACCTTTAACAGTTGAGACTGTTGTTACGGGAGTATTTATTCCAACCTGACAGTCTAGTTGTATTTTGTCTCCGTCATTTCTCACACAAGTTTCTTTGTCTTTGTAAAGAGGACAGAACCTTCCAAAAATATTCATAACCTCAGAGTAAAACTCTTTTGAAGTGTGGTAGTTTATAAAATTCTTCCACAAATCAGAAAGCTCTGGATCTAACAGTCCTTCCTTTGCAGATATTTGATATCTGGAATTGTTTTCAAAAGATTCTCCAGCTATCTTTTGGACTGATGGATATGTCGCTTCTAGTTCATTATAGAGAGAATCCGGTAGAGCATTATCAATTACGAAATACGGAAAGGGGGATTTGTTTATGTTGCCATCAAAGTTTTGTAATATAGACAGGTTCATTATGAAGTCCTTAAATCAGAAAAAACGAGACCACAGCCACTAGGATACTTTTCCTTATAAGTAAGCCAATCTTCATTCAACTCGGAACATAGCTCATCATTAATATGGAAATGAGAGTCTACAAATTCTTGATCGTCACTACTGAACACTTTCTTCTTCCATTGGTTTAATAAGTCGATAGAGTCAGAATACTGTTTATTTTTGCTTTTTCCATAAAGAGAAAAAGATTTGTCGTGTATTTCTTTTGCAGTTTTTCCCATGTCGTGTATAGACCCAAACATAACATTTTTTCTATTTGCACATTTTGTGAGAGAGTTTATAGCCGGTGTTGATTTTGGGCCATCAAACAATATTCCTATGTTTTTATCAATAGAAGATGAAAGTTTTTCAACTAGCTCAGCTCCATCTCCTACATGAAAAGTGATATTCTCATGATGGTTTAGTCTACTTATAGCAGCCTCTACATCATCTGTATGGTCCATCATATCTATAGAATGAATTTCCATATCATTGTCAAAATAATTTAACCATATCTCTGTTGACATCCCATTACGAACACCAGATTCAATTATGCATTCAACTTCTAAAAGTTCACAAAATGCGCAAAACAACAATCCTTCGGTAAAAAATAGGCCTTTAGGTTGCCAAGTTATACCTTTTACCTTTTCTATGAATTCTTTTTCTATTTCTGAACATTTGTCAAGAATTTCTTCTCTACTTATCATTTTTGAATATTCCAAATTTTCTAGTGTGAGAGCCTTTGTTATGAGTAACGTATTCACCAAATGGGCCGAACGGCACAACATGGCCATAACGAACTTGATTGTGATCAGCAACAACATCTATTCCAGAGACATCTTCTCTCTCTTCTAAGACTTTTGTAATAACATAACCGTCATCCCATCTGTCATACTTTCTAAAATCTTTACTAGAAAAAGATTCAACAAGCAAATTCACAAAGTGTTCTCCGCCTTTTTGTAAATTAAAACCCATAAATCCAGATTCAATTGCTTCTCTATGAGGACCTTTGTGATAAAAAAAGTCTGCATCATTAAATACGTTTAAAACAAGTTCTGTTGGTATGGGTCTATGAAAGACGCAATCGCAGTCACAAAAAACAACAGCCTTATAGTCCTGCTTAAACTTCATAGCTTCTCGCAATGAAACTATTTTTCTAAACCACAGAGAAGCCCTTCTGTTCCATAAAGTTTTTATTTCTGAAGAAGGAACGCTTCCTCCGTATTCTATAGGAATAATATCTTTATTTTCTTCAATCCAATTGCTCAAGAAAGTATTAGATTCTAAGTTATGTCTTATAAACCGTTTATGGCTAGGGACATCAATACTTCCTTCATAAGTTATTAGTAGATTATTTTGAATTTTGTTTTGCACAAAAGATTCAATCATTCTTTTGCCTGTAGCGTCATAAAGCTTTTTACTGAAGCTAGTGACATATAATACATCTTTCATTTTTTTAATTCCTTCCAAGCTTTGCCTGATCTCATATCTTCTAGAGTCCACTGATTATATGACAAAGCAGAAAGCAGAGGGATACGATCAAATTCTGGATTTTCTATATCTTCAATTTTTCCATAACTCCTTGCAGGGTTAGTCATTATTATTGGAACTCCTTTTATTAAGGCGTCAATTGCAGAGTTCGAGTGATCAGTAACCACAGCCCATGCGTCTTCTACAACCTCATTCATTCTATTGTTTTCTTTTGTCGATATTAGTACCGGCCTGTCACTATACTTTTTTATCTCTTCAATTGTTTTTTCTTCCCAATTATGCAGGTCAAGAAACTCTCGCATGTATTTTGAAGGCGGCGCTAAAATTATGTTTCTACCCCTTCTTCGTTTCTCTAAATGTGAAACCACCTTTTTTAGTCTATCTGTTGGATATTCTCCCTTGCCACTATGCCACAAAGAATTTTTGGTAATTCTAAAATACCCATTAAGACTTCCTGAAGGATCAGAGCGTTTCATATATCCGTGATCTATGTACCAAAAATTTTCAGCTCTTTTTATTGCCTCTCCTGTACCTCTTAGTATTCCATATGTGACTATACTGTTTCCAGCCTCTTCTGGGTAAACAGTTTTTCCTCCGAGTCCTTCCGAAAAAGCAGCACAGATTCTGTTATTCATCATATACCCCTTATCGCCATTATAGCGGGGTTTACTTAATACTACTAAAGGTTTATCTGTCATGGTTATATTTGCTATCCCAAAGCATCTCCTATAGATATTCTAGTATCAAATACATTTTTGGAATACCAGCTATACCATCTACGATACTTATCATACTGCGCTGCTTTATCAACACTATTAACCGTAGCCCATGTTTCATCTAAGTCATCAATATTTCCTTTGATGACAGCATCCATATATTCACATTCGCCAAATACAACAACCGTTTTGTCAAAAAGCATTGCTTCTTGCCCGACTCCTGAATTTATAACGTAGACAGCTTTTGACGCTTCTATCATGTCATGCACATGACAATTGTCTACGTAATTTACATTTTTATGCTGTTTTATGATTTTTATTAGAGGGGACATTGATTTAATATTTGCGGGATGACCTTTAAAAATGATCTTGCTGCTGCCTTCCTGTTCGGCCCACTGACAAAGCTTGGTAACAAATTCTTCACAAGTAATTTTAGAATGGTATTTAATGACTGTGTCATGTGGTACTTGCAAAGGAACAAAAATAAAATTATCACTTATAAGTTTACGTTTTGATTTAGAAGTTTTTTTTGCATGAACAAAATTTTTATCTGAAACTCGTGAGGGCTGAAGTTCACGAAATTTTGTACCTCCTTTTCTTGCGTGTTTTGATAATTGCTTAAAAAACGAACTATCGGTACTTTCGGTATCATTATATGTGTTTATAAATTCAGCTCCTCCTCCCCATCCTTTTGAGTCTATGGTAAATAACCAAGGAAACACAGTTTGCATGTAGTACTTTGTATTTTTGTTTCCTCCCCAAGATTGTCTTTCTTCATGCGGCACAAACATAGAAGTGCTTTTTGGGAAATAAGACAATAGTTTATTGTTAAACATCCAGCGAGGCATTTCAATTACCAAAACCTTATCAAGTGTCTCGCATATTTTGGTTACAAAATTTTTCCAATGCTTACGTATTGGTTCATCAACGGAGCCTCTAACTACTAAACTTTTTTTAAATCCTATGTCAAGACGAGGTTTTAGCACAACATTTTCATACTTTTTTAGCTTAGATGAAATTATAGAATTTATTTCTTCTTCTTTGGAAGTGTATGTTTCATCGCTATGTTTTCTGTAGCCTTTTCCTGTCCAAATTATGGTGTCATTTTTAAACTGCCAATCCATAAACTTTTTGTCAAAACTAGCAAGGAATTCTTTCGGGATGTTGTCAATCACTGAATGTAGCGCAATTTGGTCTGCGTACCATTTTAATGATGTTTTGTTGATAGCATTTTTTATTTCGTCGGCATATTCAATTTGTTCTTCTGTGAAATATACTGCACCAGCAGCAACCATTTGATGCTCCAAAACTTTTTTCCAAGGCTTCGCGCCACGAGGAAAATAACCAATAGGCTTTTTTGGAAAATTAAACGGTTTCATAATTATGGAGTCAATGTCCAAACATAATATTTTTTTAGCAGACTTTAGCAATTCAGGGAGCATTAGAAACCGTAGGCAGCTGTAGATAGTTTTTCTCTGCTCTTTGTCTTCGGGCATCTCTGCATCATTAAAAGTAAATGTCGCTTTAATACAATTTTCAGAAGAGCAGTCATTAAAGAAAAGAGAGTTTAACACGCTAGCTAAAGCAAAGACTTCTAAAGTTGGATTAACGACATGTATGTGTACATTTTTCCCTGCTTGGCTCGCTGAGTAAATAAAACAAGAAGCGTATTCTATAAAATATTTCTCATCGCAAGCGGCAAAAACACAAGGTGATGTTGGCAATTCTCCATATATACCTTGATCAACGTAGGCAGATGTATCCAGAGTAACCATTTTTACTATAGGTAGCTCCTCCATAAGTCAGCGTAATCTACATTTTGACAGTTTTCAAACCAAGGTCCGCCGTTTGTAAAATGAATGGCTGCTGGCAATGTTTCTGGTTTTTCATATTCGCCTTCTAGCCAATTCCATTCAATAGGGAGGTCTCCAATTGACTCATCAGGAAGCCAATAAAATCTATGTAGAAAAGCACCAGATTCCTTGCTTACTACATCAGGATTAAGAATTTTATTAGCTGGATGTGAACAGTTCCACAACATACAGCTAGACCAGTTTTTTCTAGGATAAGCAACTTGTTTTTGGCCATCCATTTTAACACTGTTTTTTGGTATGTAATCATGCTTAGCGCACATTACTGCGTATTTTTCGTTAGCATGTGAAAACAATTCATATATGTCTCTTGTGAATAAAAAGTCGCAATCCACAAACAACGACCATCCTTCATAATTAGAAAGATGCGGTGTTAAAAATCTTGTGTACGCAAAGTCGGTGGAAGCGCCTTCTGCCTCATCTCTAAAATACAGACCTTCTTTAACTAATTTAGCCTTATCTATTTTATTTATTTTTACATCTTTAGAAGCATGTTCAAGTAAAGACCTTACACAAACTGTATACGCATCTTCCTCTCTTTGATCCCATCCTATAAAAACATTAGCGATCATTCAAAAATACCTCTAAATCTTCGGGAGTTCCAAGACCCCACATTTTATCTACATGGAAAGTTTTAATTTTCTTTTCGTCTGACACGGCCTCATTAAACACAGGGCAAACATAAAATTCACCATTAACGCGAGTGTCATTTGCAATCATTCGCTCTGCATATTTCACATAGTCGCTACCTTTAGCCCAATAGTAAACACCTACAGTAGCCTTATCGCTGATTGGTTTTTTCTCAGCAACTTCAGAAACAAAACCATTTTCATCGAGCTTTGCAAAACTCCACTTTGGATGCACTGACTCAAACGTCAAAATACCACCATCTACACCCGAAGCCTGCATAGAATACAAGAATTCATTGCTGTTCCAATCTATAAACTGGTCTGAATTAGCAGTCAGCAAAGGCTCATCGTTATTTATAAATTCCTTCGCAAGCAAGGTCGTACAGGCAGCTCCTTCTGTAACACCGTCAACCTGAACAATCTCACAACCCGGAGCTATCAAATTTAGCAGATACTGTAGGTTATATTTTTCATAGTGTTCTTTTTGCACTATAAATATGTGCTGAGCGTCTATATTTAGATTCTCTACAACAACCTGAATCATAGGCTTTCCATCAACCTCTATAAGCGGTTTTGGAAAAGTGTAACCGGCTTTTTCAAAACGAGAACCAGCTCCAGCCATTGGGATTAAAACTTTCATATTTCCACCTTGCCATTTTGGGTTTATAGGTTTTATTTTGGAGTCTGCATCTTCTATAGCTGCAAACACATTTTTAACATTGACATCCTCTAGCCCCTTTACACCTAACACATTAGCGCCTGATTTAGCCGCAGCTTCTCTGCCTATATGGGAATCTTCAACTATCAAGCACTCTTCAGGATTTACACCAGCATGGACCATGCACTTCAAGTAAATTTCAGAATGAGGTTTTGGGTTTTTAACATCCTCATTTGAAAAGTATTCATCTACAAATTCCATATAGCCAGTTTTTAATAGCATCAACTTAACGCTAGACCTAATAGAATTAGAAGCGCAATAAATTGTATAACCTTTAGACTTAAGTCTTCTTAGAAGCATGTGTATAGGCCAGCTTGGTTCTACAGTGTCTGATATGACTTTATGTGTACACTTCTGTTTGCCTTCCCACACTTGACCATGCAGGCTTTCTGGGAGGCCTTTTTCTTTAGTCAGCTTTTTCAGCTTTTTAGCAGTAGACAAACCGTCATAAGATGATAAATGCTCTTCTCTTCCTATTACGTATTTTTCATCTACTTCAGCCAAAGCTCTATTTAGAGCTTCGTAATGAATATCTCTAGCCTCTACAAGAACACCATCTAAATCAAAAATTATTAGCTTCATAATCAAACTAAATCCAATAGAGGTCTGTATGGTTGCTGGTTATTTGCTCCAAGTAATATGGCTCCTGCTGTATGCCCTTTGTACTTAGTAGATATTACTGAAGACCTAATGTTCATTCTGTAGTTCCATGTTTTCCTAGCTTTCTTAGACCATTCTACATCCTCTGATTGCCCCCAATACAAGTTTTCATCAAGCGGGTTGTCTTGCATAAACTTCTTCTTAGCAACCCAATATGCTCCAGAAATGTACATATATTGCGTGTCAGTATGTGAGTATGGCGCTAGAACACAACAATGCCTTCCATTGCTATAGCAGACTTCAGGATGATCCCAAAAAACCCAATCTCTAAATCTTAGATCATTGGCGTTCCAAACAACATTCATAGCAACATCCCAGTCGTTACCAAATCCCACAAAGCCATCGTACCAACCATCTCTTAAGTGTATATAGTCGTGCATATAGACTACATTTTCATACTTTGCGTTTTCAGTTATTATATTTTTTTTCTTAGTTATCCAGCCGCCCTTATTTCCCTCGTCAAACTCAATATGATTAACGTTGTCATATTTGTTTTCCCCTCCTACCACTATAACCTCATAAGAGTCGGTATCAATATTTTGACTTTTAATCGAATCTATTACAGAGTTTGCAGCTTTAGGGTCTGTTGTTATTATGCCAAAAGTAAATTTCATCATGATTCTTTCAGTTTAAATGGTAATTCATCATGCGCTGACTTTATATCGCTAAAATCCATAGAGTCATAGTCAATACATTTGCCCAAAAGGTAGATTGTACAAAGGTCATTTTCATTTGCTCCAAACTTGGCTCCACCTTTGTTGTCTACGTCGATGACTTTGTTGTAATCCATGCCAACAACACAGCTTTGATTCAGTGAGCAAATCATATTTTTTTCGCCAAAAATAGATAATCTGCCTTCAGCAGCAGCGCCCATGTAAGATTCAAGTCTATGAGGCAAAGGAAATTTTTTCCAGCTGTCTGGCATTGCAGGATCGTAATCCAAATCTGTTCCGTCTAAAAGCGCAATGATATCTGAGGTTCTGTATATAACACCATCCCAGCTAAAAGGGAAGGCATAATCTGTAAAATTGTTGTTGTAATTGTGCCAGTTCCATTTAATAAATTCGCCAGATTCTTCCTCAATGTTAAGAGGGAGCTGTGGCTGTCCATCTAGGTGGTTTTGTATAGTCGTGTTCCGGCCTAACCTAAAGCTAAAAGAAAAGGTTTTTTCATCTAAAACGTTTCTTGCATCATCAGGACTAATAGGCACTTTGTTATAAACAATATTGTCGTCTACCATGAGGCAAAAAACATCGTCTTTATTTGCCTCAAGGAAGTCATAGAACTGCTCTATGAACACTCCATTTTTTCTTTGTATATTCAATGGTGTGTTAGAATCTTCTCTTGTGTACTGCCAGTCAGTTTTCTCTTCTATCCAATTGACATTAGAAACTTCACTTTGCAGCTTTCTGTAGCCAAGCTGGTAAGAGTACAAAGAGCCTGAATATAGAACATTTATTTGAAAGAAATTAGGAGCATTGCGCTCTATGCTTTCAAGTAAAAGTTTTAACTGGGTTGGTCTATCTTTTGATGCTATAAATAGCGGTATTAAATTTTGCTTCTCGGACATGGAGCTTGCTCGCAATGACTAAATATGCCTTTATCGTGGATAATTTTAGGAAATACATAGTAAGAGTTAATTTTTCTATGTGCTATCCTGTTAAGTTGTGAATCTATAGGATTGACCGGCGAAAGCTGTGTCATGACTTGCAGCATAGGCTTCTTGACGATGACGCCGTGTAGTCCTCCGCATGTAAAGTGGGCATCTTTTATCCTGCCTATGCCAACCTTGCCCTCCTCTTTATACTCTTTTTCTACTTTGACATTCCATTCATCGTACTCGTTACCTATCCACCAACCCAAGTACAACATGTCAAAATCCAACTCCTTTAATTCTTCATTCAGCTTTCCCAAAACGTCATCATATCTAGATGTAAAATACGCATCATCTTCTAACAAGAGTACTGTTTCTGCACCCTCAGACAGCGCTTTTCTTATCATCGACTGATGAGACAGGAAGGCATTACAATGGTTTTTTTTCGTAATAGGATTACCGTATTGCCAATGTTCTACTGGAGGAAATTTATCATCAATCCTGTCATACGACTCAAAAGGAAGTAGTTTTCCTTCTCCAACGACAAATGGGTCGAACTCTATGCCATGAGATTCGCATTGCTCTTTTAGTTCATCCCATTCATCCTGTCTTTTATCTAAACAAAGACATAACGCCTTATCTATTTTTAGCATTTTCTTGTATCTTATCTAAAAAGTACTGAGCCATAGACTCTGTTGTCAGGTTGTTCTTAGTGTACTCAATGAACTCTTGATTCAGTTCGTTATATTCATCCATATCAAACTCATCAAAGTTTATATGGCCTCTATTTTCAGGATCAAGAATTTCTTTACATGTTCCTATGTAAGTGTCTACCTCTGGATTGTACGGCTGTTTAGTTCCGGGATATACACCTTTGAGTTTCTTTGCCCTAACGCATAGATCTTTTGGAAATTTGAATAGAGTGTTTACTGGGCATCTTTCTATGTTGGTGAAAAATGGGACACATCCATTTGCCAGTATCTCATAATGACGCATTGTATCCCAACTTTCTGATATCACGTCCTCTCTGCCTTTCTTTGATGTAAAAGCAAAGTAACTTTTTTGATACTGAGTGTAGTATGGGTCTTCTTCTGTATATATGTAAGTTGCCTGATGTTCTGGCAGTGAGCTTGGTATCATTGGAGAAAAATCATGTTCTCGTTCTAAAGGGCTTCTTATTTTTTCTTTTGGAAGAGAAAACGAAAGTGGATATGCTACATCAGAAAATTCGTCAGATAATTCTCGTTTGAAATACTGTACTTTTCTTGCGATAGGTTTTGATATTTGAGGCCTATCCCAACCATCAATAAGCACAATCTTTTCTTGCGGATAAACGTTGATCATACCATTTACAACAGAAGCTATTTCATACCACCTCCCATTGAGCGTGTGGTGAATTGGTATGACAATGAAGTCGTAATATTGGTTTTTGACTTTATTATCTATATCATCTCTGTCTATCTCAATCTCTGGAAGTGTTGAGTAAACAGTAAAGCCTTTACCCCAAGTCTTTTTTAATCTTTCTTGGTCAGCTGTGTTGTACATATGCCATAGGTGAACGGCATCAATGACATCCGCCCCTAAAACAGAACGTAAACCATGAAATAGCGTGTCAGCTTGGTAGTCACCAACTGCTTCGCTTTGTAAAACTTGGCCGGGAATTAGTGGCAAGTAGAGTATCTTCACGATATTTTCCTTACTATATCTATAATTGCATCTTTTGACTTAGGAAATTTAGGATTCCAGCCTATGCTTTTGAGCTTGCTATTGTCAACTGATATGACTCTATTGTCGCCTTTCCAGTTTGCGGTTTCTCCTAGCCATTTTATGGGCTTAGTTATTCCACAGCCTTCCATGACAGCATAGGCCATATCTTCTATACTAACTGAGTCGTCTGGAGCGACATTGTACTCTGTATTTCCTCCAGATTTTGCCAATAATACGAGAGCAGAAAGGGTATCATCTACATGACAATATGGTTTATTTGATCCCGGAGCAGAACCTAAAGCTTCAAGGTTAGGATTATCGCTTTTTAGCTTTCTTATAAAATCTTTCATTACGCCATGAGTGACCCCTTCTCCAACAGTGGCGCATAACCTAGCGGATACGCCATCTATTCTTCCCATGTTTGTATATGATTCTATAAAACTTTCTGAAGCTCTTTTCGTTATTCCATATGCAGAAGTAGGTCTAGTCTCTAAGGACTCTACACACTTATCATGCTCACCAACCCACCAGTCTCCATAAACAATAACCGTAGATGCTAGAACGACCCTACAATCTTGAGGGGCGTAGTGAACAACCTTTTGGGTACTGACAAGGTTATTCAAGATAATACCATGAACATCGCTCTCGTCTATCTTTACTACCGGTATACTTGCTAGATGAAAAATTGTTTCCGGCTTGTGTTTGTCGCATATACGTTTGAAAAGATTGTCATTTGGATCTGGGTCTCCAAGATCACACAAATAATGTGTATGCTTTTTGTTTTCATTGTTGGCAACGTGTAGGGATAGCCTATTCCTGCTTACAGTAACTATATCTTCAAATTCATACTCTGAAAATAATTTACTGACAAGATGCTTGCCTAAAAAGCCGGTTGATCCAGTTACAAGTACAGTCATCACTCCACCACAAAACTTTGAAAAGTGTCCATTACATGCTTAGCTTCTTGACTTAGATTTAGCTTTTTAAATATTCTAGCCACGCGATGGAAATAAGTATGTTTTTCAAAAATGCTTGTATACCCTCTTTGTATGTAAGGCTCTCGCTCCTCTGGATGATGAATATAATATTCAACTAGTTTTTCAAAATCTTCAGGAGTTTTAGCAAATACAATTTCCTCATTGGTAAATACGTCATTTGCCATAGATTCTACATAGTCTGAAATACAAAATCCTCCGCTCATTAAAACTTTGAACGGCCTTTCAATTATATCGTAACCAAACTCTTGCGAATGAGGTTCGCTTATATTTGGAGAAACTATGGCTGATCTAAAAACATCTTTTTGCTGCTCTCCAGATATTCTGCCTTGATATTGAACTACAGGCCAATCAGAAGAACCAAATATTTTTACATTAAACTTGCCAACAGGATGGCATAAACGGACAAGGTATTTATCAAGACATTTAGCCTTGTAAGGCCAGTAGCCACCTATAAAAGAAACATCACTCCTTAAATGGTCTACCACTTGACCGTTAGCAAAGTCGAAAACATCAGCGCCGTGAAGTAGAGAAACAGGCTCGATTCCAATATCTCTCCACTTGTTGTGTGTTTTTTCTATCCAATTTTGGTGGTAGTGATTGTGAACAAAGTCTGGCTTGCCTGTCTCTTTTTTTAGCTTTTCTAGTAGTCTTTTTTCTTCTTCGTTCGCTGTTAAGATAGGAAATTTGTCTTTGTCGATTTCCTTTTCCATATCTCCCCAGTCAGAACCCCTCATTACCACCTTCAGATGAGGTCTGTTTTTTATACACTTATAAACCGCATCGTTTAAGTTGTATGTTTGTCCCATAAACAGGTCTGGTTCAAACTCATCAAATGCGTCAAACGCTGGCTTTGAGGCTATGTCCCATATATAAACTTTATGCCCAGCCGCTTCAAACGCTCTTCCCCATCCTAGCCTTATGTAATAGTGAGCATGAGGCCCATCGCTACTTATCAGAATTTTCATATGCTTCTACTGCTTTTTCTGCTAACAAATGGAAATCAAAAGGTCCTAATTTATAAGCCACCCGATTGTCTATCATTAACCAAGCGTGCCACTTTCTATCGCTGTAGATATAGCTCCAAAATTTTTCCATTATAAATCTTTCAAAGAGTCTATTTCTTTTATTTTCATACCTTTAGGTTCAATAGCAGATAGGTCAAAACCATGACTTAACATTATATTGAAAACTTCAAAAGGGTACATTTTGTTTTTCTTTTTATCTGAGCATAACCTTTGAAATTCCAAAGACTCGTTCCCAGTCAAATAGGCTATGTGTGACCATTTATTTTCTAGTCCATAAGCAAAGTTTGTAACCTTACCATCGACAATTGTCACACCTATTTCCTCTGCTTTAAACCTGCTCTTTGAGTCAACAACTACGCAAGAACTATGCTCTGTTAACTCATTTATTGTATTAATATTAAATATCAAGTCTCCGTATATTATAAGTATATCATTATATACAGAGTTATTTATTGCTAACCTAACACTCTCAGAAACACTCGTCTTTTCATAAATTTGATTTTCTACGATTCTTATTTCTTTTGGTAAAGTCTGTGTTATTTTTTCTGCTTCAAAACCTACAACTAATATTATTTCACAGTAGTTATATACTTTCTTTATAGTTTTTATACTTTTGTCTAATATTGTTTCTTTGATGTTTGCTGGCAGCAAGCATTTAGGGCCATAAGATTTCATTCTATGGCCCATTCCTGCCGCAGGTATTATGACTGTTAAAGGTCTGTCTTTATGTTTACCTGCGGCTCTATTTTTAGTAGAGGTTGTAAACCTATTGTAGACTTGACCCATTTAACCTATCTTGCATTTTAGTCATAACCCTCTTCCAGTTTTTCTGCCAAACATCTTGATTAACTATGAAGCTGGAATTGTCACCTGTTACTCGCACCAACGTCAAAGATTTTGGAACATGTGATATCATGTATTTTTCACTTATTCTCATCCATAAATCGTAGTCTTCGCAGGTTCTCATTTCTTTATCATAGTAACCTGTTTCTTCTTCTACACTAGACAAAGCTCTTGCATTTATTAGTGAACCACTATGGACTATACATTCTTGAACAAGCCTTCTTCTTGAAAATGGTTCTTTAAATTCTCTTATTTTCTTTTTAGTCTCTGTGTGATATGTGTCATAATCAGCATAAACAACGCCAATAGAATTCATGTCTTTTGACATTACTGAAACACATTCTGAAATTTTATTTGGATACATCTCGTCATCGGCATCGAGTATTGCATATATATCAGTTTCTAGTATAGTTTTAGATATTCCATGATTTCTAGCGTCACTAGGACCACCATTTATTTTTTCAGTCAATATATATTTAATATTTTTGTTTTTGCCAAGCCCCTCTTCATATAGACAATCTTTTTCTTCTATGGGTGATTTAAAAAACTTCTTAGCTATGGCATATGTATTATCTGTAGAGCCATCGCTAACTACGCATATTGTTAGCGGGCCTTTATAATTTTGGTCAAATGCACTCTTGACAGAAGACTGTATATAATCTTCGTCATTATAAGTGGCTATTAAGACTGTAACTCTTTCCATGTATAAAAAACCTTATTGTCGTTAGCGTCTTGCGCTGCCTTAGCCTTGTCACTTAGTAGCTGTCCTGAATTTCCATTCATGAATTTATGTACAGTACACTGTACAGTTTCTCCATTTATGCCATCCCAACCTTCAATAAAAGCTGGCTTCTTAACTTCACTAATTATAGTATGATTCAAAACCTCCTCAATTTTTAGCGGTATTTTATTCCCAGATTTTAAAATAGTGTAAAATCCATTTCTAAAATTGTTAAAAGATATGTCTACAACTCTGTGATCGTCACAGTTTTCTTCTTTGATGTCTGTTACCTTGTATATTACATCATCTTTGTCAGAAAAGTATTCAACTGCACTGTTAATAATTTCAACGTAGTCATTGGAAGAGTTATTTGCTATCACAATAAATGAAGGTTCTTCAACATTTTCAAGAATACTGTTTAAAGTAATAGCCAATTTATCTGCTGAATTTTCGTCGTCAACAATGACAATAAAGCCCATGGGGGATTTCATTTCCTCCAAGACATCTGATTTTGGATCTAGACGATCTTCAATCCAGTCTTCTTCTCTGTAAGCTGAACACCAAGACTGTATAACATAAAATTCGTTATCCTCTAAGTCTTCAGCTTCAATTACTACGACGCCATTTTCTCTGTATTTTTCTATCCTCTCGAGTTCGCATCCCGTCTGAGTTTTGCCGTCTTTAACTGAAAAAATACATTTTGTACAATTTGTTGTAAGATCGCCCATTTTAAGGTCTAACTCCTTCTACTATGGATGTGTAATCGTCTAGTCTTCTCTTTGTTATTTTCAAGCCGTTTGATTTCATTAGCTCTTCAACGATTTCCATAGTCATATGGTTCAATTTTATGTCCCAAGCGTCAGAAAGCGCCCCATGCAGCAAGTAGTTGAAATCATCAAGGCTTATTCTTTGCTGGTAAAACAACTTGCATACTTCATAAGCGTCCGTTATACCAATTACTATTTTTCCATTATGCCTTAGCTTTTTAATCCAAGATTGCACTACAGATATTGCATCTTGTTTTTTCAGATAATCTAAAACATCTACAGCAATCAGCTCGGTGCATTCTGCATCATTGACCACTGGATCCAGATCTCTTATGTCTACAGCAAGGCCGTCAAATTTTGTTATTGGGTCAACGTTTATATAGCCGCTCAAGGGCTGTTTTGCGCCAACTGTTATGTTTATTTTCATTGTTAACCTCTAAAGCAAACTTTTGTTGCTTGATAAAATATATTTTCCCATTTGTCTATAAAGCCTTCTTGGGAGAACTTATTTACTATAGTTTGTCTAGCCTTTTGTCCCATCTCTTTTGCCAAATCTTCGTTGTTAAGAAGATCGACTATATAATGTTTAAGCTCTTCTTCATCATTACTGATGAAACCGTTTACGCCATTCTCTACTATCTCAGGTATCATGCAGGTTGCTGTTGTCACGACAGCACATCCACAAGCCATTGCTTCTAAGAGAGCCGTTGGCACAGGAGATATCGTCGATGTGTTTATAAAAATTCTACTAGATTGATACTCTCTTACAAGATCTTCTATACTCTTTGCGGATTCCGAAAGGCCGGGAGTATCACCAACAACTTTAGTAGGAAATTTATCAGCGATTCTTCTCCATATATTAAAGCCACAACACCAATCCCTGTTAATCCAGTCATTAACAACGGACAAGGCATGGTTTTCTCTTTCTATGGAATCGTCAGGCCTGAATAAGCTTGAGTCAACACCATGTGTTATAACCGTAGTGTCATTGAATGGTTGCCAACCCCAACTGTCTATGCTGAAGGATGATATGAAAACATTTATATCGCCCCTCATGCTTCTCGTCGCCTGCATAATGTCGTCGCCCCATTCTGGAACAGGCAGCGTGTGTTCAAGACTAACCAATGGCAAGTGCATTTTTTGAGCCAACCTGTGAGCAACTTGAAATTGACCAAATTTGTTCTGTGATAAAACAAGATCAAAGTCTACATAATTTGGTATTTGTCTTTCTTCAAGCTCTGGATCTAAGAGTATGTAGTTTTCTGGCAATTCACCATTCTTTGGATTCCAATCTTTTATGCCTTCAGCTCTATACGCATAAAAGTTGTGTCCGGTTTTACATAGTAATGTTTCGTATCTTTCGTGCGTGGGGAATGTCAGTATGTTTAAAGGTTCGTTGAACTTTCTTGTTGCTGCTCTTGTTATTGAAGCTACAGGGTTAAACATTCAAAGCCTCCTTTATTAGCGTCCCTATCTTTTCGTGGGAGTATTCATAGGCGGATTTCAATCCTTGTCTTTTCATTTCTGAATATGAAGGATCGGAATTCTTGTGCATTTCATAAATGTTTCTCATAGAAGCCTTTAATTCGTTTTCGTCAATTGAAAACCAATTTTCTTTAGCGGTAAACATATCAGGAATTGTGTTGAGCATTCCGGTGACAGGCTCCATTCTGCCAGAGACTAATACACCACCACCTTCTTTTAAGAAGTCTGCCATACCTCCAGTATTGCTACAGATAGGGGTATTACCAAAGCCCATAGCATCAAACGCCGGTATACACCAAGCTTCACCATAACTAGAGGTGATAAAACAATCGCAAGTTTGATGTATTCTTTCTATATCTTTCTCAGAAAGGTAGTCTGTGATTATCAAATCTTCCTTGTAAGAGTCTGTATCTGGAAATATCTTAAGCTCTTCTTTAATCTCGTTACATATGGATTGCATACTTGCGGCGCAAGTGTCTGAATTCATCCCTTCGCTACCTGTCTTTATTAAAAGGGAAACAGGTTCATTTTTGCTGAACTCTGAGTGAAAAGATCTTACGATAGCTTCTATGTTTTTTCTTCTGTTAAAGTCGGCTATGGTATAGAAAATAAAGTTGCCTTCAGAGTTAGGTATTTCTATCTTTTTGTGCCGCATCTCAAATTTGGAGAAGTCACTGGCATGAGGAATTATTTTTATTGGTACGTCAACACCACTGTCTAGAGAGGCTTGCTTCATTTGATTATTGATAACCCAAGCTTCGTCCATAGTGTTTATTTTTCTAGCCCAGCTTGACTGCTTAAAGTTGCTAGTTTCCGTAGCGTAAAGAGCTATGTTTTTCTTAAAACGGCTATTGAAGTCAAGCATTGTTGGCAATACATGCTGAATACAAATATCGCATCCTAGAGATTCCTTGCTCTCTAGTTCAAGAATTCTCTCTGGGAGTTGCGGCTGTCTTTGATTTAGCTTTACGGCTCTAGGTACAACATCAATACCAACGGAGTCCATAGCTAATATGTAATCAATAGCTGCCTGTCCCCATCCAGAACCCTCTCTGTAGTGTCCTATATAAAGAACTTTCATCCAGAGATCCTCCTTTGCTCCCATTCATTTCTATGATGGCACAACCCAGCCATAATATTGTACGCCTGTTCTTTTTCAAAAGGTACAAAGTCCGGCTTTTCAAATTGCAAAGAGTCTTCATTTAAGTATGAATTTCCAGTGCCTTGTTTGAAGTAGCCGTAGTTCAAGTCTCTTATCATTCTAGACTCAAATAGTGTGTTTAATTTTTCTGGTTCGCCTAACACGTTGACAATTAACCATTTAATAAAATCTCTGTCACTTATCTCTGCTGGAATTGAAGTTGCAGGGGAATGTAGTCTTGGAGGAGATGACCAAGTTTCCTCTTCTGGTCTTATTTCTATAGAGTCAAAGTGTTCTTCCCATATCTTGGCAGTATCGTCCCATTGGTAATACTTTTCAAAATTCTTTCTTGTTTGTTCTCCTAAATCGAGCCTCTCTTTTTCTGACATTTCAAAGAACTTTACAATTTGGTCGGAAGCGTAGTCATTGTCTGGAACCGCTCTATCACAACCTGTTTCGACTTCATTGTATACCGAGGCTAATTTTAAAGGGGTTCCTCCAAGTTTTCTGATTACACTACTCATTGCAGAATAGTCAACACTCATGACTGGTACACCACAAGCAGCTGCTTCAACCTGCGGTAAACCAAACCCCTCGCTGTTTGCGTACTGGATGTATAGATCAAAGCAATTCATTATGTCAGCTAGAAATTCATAGCTTACGCCCTGTTGCACGTTTGAAAGTCCGGCTGAACTTGATTTACATTTTGGACATTTTGTTCTTGCGTCAGAGAAGAACATTGGAAAACAATGACCGCAGTTTTGGCAAACATATGTAAATAATACTTTGCTCGAAAGCCCATATTTATGTATAAGTTTAGGAATATCCCAGCCTAAATCTGGGTAACTGGTATGGCAGTATAAGAAAACGTCTTTGTTTTGAGACTTATCTAAGAACATTCTGAAGGTCTTGAATAAATCAGGAAAGAGTTTTCTTTTTTGGTTTCTCATGACCGTACCAATGATCAAAGAGTCAGCAGAGAAACCCATCTTTTCTTTGTGTTTGATTTTGTCTTCTACGGGAACATATGCACTGTCGGCAGAAGGAGGCGCTGTTTTTATATATTTAGCGTTGTTATTTGTTTCTTCTTTTATTACCTCTCCTCCCCAATCAGAGTAGCTAAATACCGCATCCGCATCACAGTAAGTTTCCAGCCACTGTTCATTTTGAGGATGAGCATCTACGGTTGGCATAATCGCCCAATGAAACATTCTTCTAAAGGGAGATCTTTGCTGGAAATCCATCATCCAAAAGTCTCGTATATCACATACAACATCTGGCTTAAAGTCTAAAAGCACAGACTCAAACTTCCATTCGCCAAACTGGTTCGTAGGTACGGACTCATAATCCCTAACTTCTTCCTCATTGTTTTTATCTGGCATATTGCCATAGAAAGTCCAAGGGATTTGCTTTCTTCTAGGGTCACTGTTTGAACCATAGGAAGCAAATTCTGCTATATCATATTTACCAGTAGCAAAAAGTCTTTTTATTACTTCTCTATTGTAGGTGGCATATCCTGTATTAAGATATGTGGCCTCACCGCAAAACAGTATTCTCTTCTTTCTCACTGACCGCAACCTCTTAGAGCTTTTGTTATCTCTTTCATTTTATCTTCTAGCTGCTTCTTCGTGCATGAGATCATTTCTCTTATCTCTCTATTATTATAATTTTGCAGCTTAAGTTTGATTATAAACTTATGTTCTTCATTTAGATAGTCTGGAACATACTCAAAAAAATCCTCTTTGTCAATTTGACTGCTTGCTAGATAGTCTGAGTCAAAGATAACTGAGTTTTTGTTTTTTGTTCTTCTAAGAAGATTTAGCATATGATTTCTTATGCAGACAGTAGCAAATGTAGAAAACTTTGCCTTATCTTCTTTGTACTCTCTTATAGCCTTCAAAAGCCCTATAAGACCAACTTGAATATAGTCTTCTAATGAAAACTGGGAATTCTCGTTGGAAAAAGAAAGAGCCTGAGAAACAACTAGTCCATAGTTTTTGCAGACAAGTTCTTCTTCAAGCTCTGATTTATTTAATGGTTTTGTTTCATCCTTCATCTTTTTCTGTATTTGATTCAGAAGTCTGATATGAAGGGTTATTATTAAAAAGTTTGAATTCTTTTACTCTGAACTTTGTTTGAAACTTTTTATTGCCCTTTTTGTCTGTCCAGCTGTTGTTTCTAGCTGTTGTGACTACATCAATGATGTCGCCCTTTTTACAATATTTATGCAAGGCTAATGCGCCAGTATCCCAAGCCTCGAAATCAAAATAGTTTACAGTTTTCTTCTTTACAAATTCACCTTTTTCTGATTGATCTTCTTTAGATCTATGATATTCGTTTATAGCCAAAGTAAAGTTAGTTAAGTGTGTATCTTCAACTTGAATAAGCTTTGGGTCTTTGACCAGTCTTCCAATAAAACGACAATAGTTTGAAATTGAACTAGACATAATTATTCCTTCAAAACCTCATACTAAAAACTGACTATATATCAATGATATACGAACACAAACATTTATACCACATCAAATTTCAACGGCTTTAGAGACGATAATACCATCTCTATTTTGAGAAGACTCGCAGAAGACAAGCACGTTATTACCCTCATATAATATATTTTTATAGTTCTCCCAGTCCTCGTTAAATATCGCTATATTATCAATCTCTCCAGTATCATCTTCAGCAGATATAAAGGCCATTTCTTTGTTCGCCTTTGTCATCCATTTCCTAACAACGTTAAGGGTGATGGCCAGCCGCATTTTCCCCTTTTTGCCATTTATGACATCTCTACACTTGGTGTCTGCCATGCTAGTCTCACTAGACTCAATTCTTGAATAGCTAATAGCTACACCAAGCAGGTTCTCTTCTGTATTTATGATCCAGCTAGGATCATCATCCATTGACGAAGGAGGATTTTCAAGCATCATTATCATTGACTTGACTACTTCTGACCTCGCTTCGTTATGACATCCTCCACCCATCTTTTTTGTAGGCGACAGGGCTTTTAGTAAGTCGATGAGGTTATCATGTTCGCCGCAATGTTTTTTAGCCCATTCTGTTTCTTTTGATGTCAGCTTTTGCCAAGTATCAAAGTTGTCTAACATTTCGGTTCTGGATTTTTTAGTATGTGACAGCATACCTACTGAAATCATAGCTATGACAAGTGGGCCGTACAGAGCATCTCCACAGTACACTAAGAACTCATACCAAGACATCTCTGAAATATGTTTTCCAGATTGCTCTTGTATGTTTGGAAGCTCCTCTTTGAGCTTCTTCATATGTCTGTCGCCTATTGATTTTACATCTTTGAGTCCAAAATGAACCTTGTTTTCAAGAATTTCATTTTTAGGATTAAGATATTTTATTGAGGGCGGATGAATATTGATGTTCAATGCTCTTGCGTCCCTGACAAGCTCCTTAATTTCTTGCTGAGGGTTTGGCTTTCCATGAGCAAATCTTAAATACTGATTGTAAAATTCCAAAGGGTAGTGGGCTTTTGCATAAGCGCTCCAGTAACCACAAATGGCATAGCTAACGGCGTGAGATTTATTGAAAGCGTACCTGCTAGATTTTTCAATCCAACTGAATATTTCTTCAGCGGTTTCTTTACCTACAATGCCTTGTTCAATAGAACCTTCCAAGAAAGACTTCTTGACCTTAGCCATAAGGTCAGCTTTCTTTTTGCCAATAGCTTTACGGAGATTGTCCGCTTCTTGAAGATCAAATCCAGCAAGCTGCTGAGCTATCTTCATAGACTGCTCTTGGTACACAAGGACACCCTGAGTAGATTCAAGGATAGGTTTAAGTGACGGATGTAAATACTCGACTTCTTCCAGACCATTTCTTCTGTCTAAGAAGTGTTGAGTCATTGATTTACCATCAACAATAGCTTTCAAACATCCGGGTCTTATTATAGAAACTAAAGCTGCTAGATCTTCTATATTTCTTGGCTTTATTCTTTTAGCCCAAGATCTACCTAAGCTGCTTTCTAGCTGAAAAACACCTTTGGTTCTTCCGTTGCATATAAGATCCCAAGCATCGTCATTATCAAACTGTAGGTTTATTGGATTAAAGGTGGATGTTTCCATCTGCAAAGGCTTTCTCAAATTTAACTGTAGGAGCTACTCTTCTATGAAGTTTCATGAACGCTATCATTAGATTAGCAGTATCTAGAACGTCCTGCTTAGCATCATGAGCATTTTCTTTGCTCATACCCAGAAGGTCTCTCATAGAATCCATACTCAAAGACTTTACATCTGCGTTGTTTTCCATCCACAACCATACAGTATCCATCAAATCTATTTTGTAGATAGGGTTGAATAGGCCCTGTCTACCATTTTTTGCGTTGGTAGGGCCGTGTTCACTACACATACGCTCTACAATTGGCATGTCAAACCCAATGATGTTGTAACCAGCAGGTATAGGAGCAGTCCAGTTTGTCTTCTTGAAGTTATATTTATTAACAAAGTTTGAAAACTTCTTCCAGACGGTTTTAAGTTGGGGAGCTTTTGCTAGCTCTTCTCTTGTCTTTCGAGTAACCGCCAAAGCTTCGTCTTCAACTGGATCTAAACCCATTTCTATAGCTTTGTCATCATCTAGTATCGGTCTGATCTCGCTATTGAATATCCCTCCCGGCTGTATAGTAAGCTTTCTACCATGAATAGCTACCGCAGCAATTTGAGTTGGCTGCGTTTTATATGGGTTTCTTGAACCTGTTTCAAAATCAAATACAATGATATCTCGGTAATTCATCTTCTCACCTTTTTCTTAATCTGCAAAAACTTCTGTATTGCTTCATCAATGTCTTTATACAATTTACTAAATCTTGTTTTAGGGTTATCAGAGTGTACCTGATATACAATCTGCTTAGGCATATTTCTTTTAATTGGGCATATAGTTACTCCCCTAAATGACATGTAACCACCCCTGCTCAAACGCATTTTTATTTTTTTGATATACTCTTCATCATTCATCTTCTAAACTCTCACTTATTCCCATTAATTTATCCAACAAAGAGATTCCTAATATGTCGAACTTGACATGCCCCATTGATTCTAAATCGTTCATTTCCATGCCAGCTATTTTTTCTGTGCCTTTTTTGTCTCTGACCATTGGGCAAACGTCGTTCAAATTATGGGACGAGATCACAACTCCAGCCGCGTGCTTGCCCTGAGACTTAAACGTACCCTCAAGCCGCATAGCTTGCTCAAAGAGCTTTGCGTAGTCTCCAGTAAGTCTGCCGTCATCTTCTATCCTACAATACTCTCTCAGAGCTTCTGGTTGATTCATCAACGTCCATTTAATGACAGATGGATCTTCCATTTCTGAAAGCTGGTCTGAAACTTCATGTTCATGCGGAAGACTCTTTGTTATGACATTCATCTCGTCAAATCCGCAAGCCTCATTCATTCTTAAGACTTCCTTGAGAGCGCTTCTTCCTTGAAGCCTACCGAACGTCACCATCTGGCCAACATTCTTGCTCCCATACTTTTCTCTAATATATTTAATTACATCATCTCTCTTTGTTGCAGGTACATCAATATCTATATCAGGTAATGAAACATGGTCTTCTGTGTTTCGTCCTGCATTATAAAATCTCTCAAAAATCAAATCGTATTCAATAGGATCTACTTGAGTTATACCAACGAGATAAGATATTAAACTGCCAGCAGCGGAACCTCTTCCCGGTCCGGGTAGCCAGCTACTATCTTTAACTCTCTGAACTATATCTCTAACAATTAAAAAGTATCCTGAAAGATGCGCGTTACTTATTACCTCAAGTTCCTTTTTTATTCTCTCTGCGTAAATATCAGACTGAGTTTGTGTAGAAATCTTTCCTAGAGGTTTAAGTATATTCTTCCAGCCCTCTCTGCATAAGTGTCTTAGATACTGCTCTTCTGAAACTTCTTCTGGACATTTAAATTGAGGAAGCATCGGTTTAGAAAGTATATCATATTCTTCACACATGCTTTCTATTTCATGTGTAGCTTGTATTTCGTGAGGCCTATGAAGGCTTTGTATCTCTTCAAAAGAGGGGATATGAAAATTGTTAGACTTCATAAACCCACTAAAGCCAACCTCAATATTCTTTTCTATCTTTGACTTCAATTGTCGCAATGGCGTTTTCATTGCGGAACAGAGAAGAATCGTATGGTCAATAGCGTCTTGTTTTTCTACATAGTGTGAATCAGCAGTAGCTACAGATTTAAAGCCATGCTTTTTCGCTATGTATCTTAACCCCTGAGCCACTAGTCTTGACGCAGGAGAATTTTCTTCATCTATACACTGTATCTCTATGAAGAAGTTTTCTTTTCCAAATATATCAGCATATCTGTTAGCCAGTTCCAAGGCTCGGCTATCCCAGTCAGAAGCAATATATTTTTTTACTTCCTCTTCTGTAGAAGCTCTATAAGCAGCACGAGGACTTTCAAATATAACATTAGCTAAGTCACTACCAAGATGGCCGCTAAAACCAATAAGATTACCATCAACAAATTCGCCTAGAAGGTCTAAGTCTAGTCTAGGTTTGTGGTAAAAAATATCTTCATCATTACTTCTAGATACAGCTTTTATAAGTTGATTCCATCCGGCTTTGTTTTTAGCAAGCACGCATAGATGGCTCAACGATCTATTTTCAGTAGACTGGATTGTTGCAGACTGTGCGCTCAAATAAAACTCGCAACCAAGTATTGGTTTAATGTTTTTATTTTTACAAGCCTGCGTAAAAGAAACCGCTCCAGATATAGTGCCGTGATCTGTAACTGCACAAGCGCTGTATCCAAGCTGAGAACATCTGTCTGCAACCTGATCTGGTTTGGAAAGCCCGTCTAATAAACTGTAGTGAGTATGTAGATGAAGTGGAACCCAACTCATTTTTTATCCTTATCTGAATCAGCTAATCTGCCGCCACCGTCGCCGTAAGCAGAAATTTTACTGACATCTCCCATTTCTTCAATAACCCTATTGACACCTTTTTTACGAATTTCGTCTCTTACATGCTGACAAAGACTTTTTTTGGCGCCTTCTTTGTAAGGCTCGCTGAATTTACAGAGTTTTTGACATTTCCAGTGACGATTGTCATTCGACAAAAGTTTTGGTCTTTCTTGCTTTTTTATGTACTGAAATTTTTTCTTCAGTATGTTCTCAGCTTTTTTGTAGTCGTCGTCATCAAAGACCATAGAAAACAAACCGCCATCATTGATGTAGTAAATGCTGACAAAAAATTCCGCATCTGGATACATATTTCTTAGAGCGTAATAGTAAAGAAGGAGCTGCGTATCTTTCTGCAACTTCTCGTGCGTCTTCTCTTCGCCTGTAGCCCAATTGATTCTTTTGCCTGTTTTGTAATCCAGTATTTCAAAATAGTTATCTTCATGCTTCAATATTAGGTCTACTGTGCCTTTGATTGAGAGATAACCGTCTATTTTTTCTTTACCAACTTTGTAAGTGTACTTCGCCCAAGGTTTTTTAATTTCGATGTCAAAGAAAAGCTCTGTTGCAAATACATCTTGATTTCTTGGGTCAAGAAAGCCATCTCTGTAGGCCACCGCTTTCTCTGCCCATTTCAAGCATGTTCGTCTGTCTGCCTCTGTAAGATCTACTTCTGGAAATGCCTTGCCATAGTATTCAAACGCAATGTCATTTAGTAGCTTAAGATCATCGCACTCATCTAGAGTTAGATTCCTTCCGGTCTCTTCGTCTTCTACAATATCTAGGTTGTTGTTCATGGCAACTTTTTTGTCACCAAGAGTTTGCATAACCTTATGGGTTATAGTACCCATCAAAGCTTTTTTGTTTGTCTTGTCCTTCAAGCTGAGATTGTATTGAAGGAAATACTTTTGTTCGCAAAACTCAAGAGTTCCAAGACTACTCGATCTGTGATAACAGACTATCATCTAAACCATCCAATTCTGTGGTTACCATATTGTACATATCTATACGGGCTATAAAACCATTATCCCCCTCTGGTTCGCCTTTTTTGATAAACCTAGCTTCTTTAAAGTAAGCATCCCTGTCTTTCTGTCCAATGATCCAAATCTTTTTAGGTTCACTTCCATCAAACTGGATACTAGTAAATATATAAACGTCTAAGCCCTTTTTGTCTGCTTGATGTTTGCTGGTTGCTGCAACAGAAACATCATAATTTAGTCTAGGCTTTACGGTTCTTCTTTTTGTCTTTACCTCTATTCTCTTTCCATTTTTATTGAGGTCATGCCCGTACTTATTTTCACCTTCGTCAAAACTTATAATGTTTGCTTTTATATAAGAAGCAACAGCCTCTTCCCCAAGAAAGCCAGCAAAATTTCCTCTACCCTTTAAAATAGAGTTATTGATAGAACCCATAATCTTTGCTTTTTTCTTAGCAGAGTCTACCATCTCTTGTGTAAATGGTATTTCTACCATTAGTCTTTTGTCTTCAGCCATTGCCATTCTCTCAGAGTTTTTAAAAGTTCCATATTTGTTTCATGTATACTAAGATTGGAATTATCTATAACGTAATCAAATTTGCTGATAGAATCTTCTGAATCTAAAGCTGTCTCACTTGAGTGACCATCTTCGTGAGGACTGCGAGTAAGTCTTATAACTTTGCCTCCAGCCTTCTGTATGGCTTCAACCTCGTTAGGAAATCTGACATCTGGTATGATGGCAAATTCAGTTCCGCTTTGTTGTATTTGGGATATGCAAGCACTAGTCCATATGTCATTTTTTATTGACCTACAAACATCAGTTCCAAAATATTGCAAAAATTCTCTAGCGGTCATAAAGCCTCCTGCCTCACGCTCATTTGAAGCAGGCATATCTTCCCATTTAATATTGATGGGCGTATTTTTATCTTCATCTGTGCCGTAGCACTGCTCCTCAGTCAAACCAAAAAGCTTTATTGATATAGCCTTTAGAGGATCAGCAAAGCTAAAAGACCTGACAAAAGGCCATATCATTTGCTGTGCATAGTTTATAAAATCGTAATCTCTTCTCTCTATCTCTAAAACTCCGAGACCCTCTTCTATCTCACCGTCTTCATTTACCTTCGTGGTGTTTACCACGAGGTCGCCACCATCCATAGCAAAAGTCTCTACCACATCGTGATACTTCATTTGATAGCCATGTATAAATTTTGCGGCTGTAGATTTGCCGCTTTGTTTCTTTCCAGATATTCCTAATATATGCTGTTCCATTATATGTAACCTTCTAGCTGCGGTTTTAAGTGCTTATTAATTTGATCTACAGTCATTTCACCAACGTCTTTAGTAGTAAATGTAGGAGTTATTATATTAAAACTTCTGCCCATTTTGTCTACTATTTCTTGCTTTGCTTTTTTTCCAACATCATCATTGTCAGTTAAGACAACAATGTTAAAAGCTCCTGACGTTTGTATTCTTCTTGACTGAGCATCGCTAAGTTTTGAACCAAATAGCCCTACTGCATTCTCTATTCCCGCTTCGTGTAATCTCCAAACGTCCCCTTGCCCTTCAACAAGCACTATTGTCTTGGTTTTTCTAATATGGTCTTTCGCAATCCAGTCTCCATATAGATACTCGCTTTTTGAAAAGCCCTTTGAATTTTTCCACTTTGGGTTATGCGCGTCGTATTCCTCATTCTGTAATCTGCCAACACAGCCCACTACTCTCTTAAAATCGGCATCGTAGACAGGAACTACAACTCTGGATCTCATTGGTTTTGTTCTGTCTGCACAAACACCAACGTCAAATTTATCTAATATCTCTGCGCTGTAACCTCTTCTTAAATAATACTTGGCAGGCCTTTTGAGCGCTTTTCTGACCTCACTTCTAGTATAGTTTAACGTCTTTCGTTTTTTCGTAGTTTCTTCCGGCAAGTTTTGTCTATGGGCTTCAGCTTTAGAAACTAGGCTTTGTAGCTTGCTAGAATCCTCACAGTTAAGAAAATCCATACACCACTTTAATACTTTTGGAAATGGAACCTTCTTGCCTGCATGTTTTTCTAAAACACCAGAGACAAGACCTATCATGTCTTTTTTGTAGTTATTGCACTCTGAATCTTCTTTAGCAGTCCAGCAGTACCAGAGTCCACAAGCCCTGTGGTCTAAATCTACAGTAAGTGAAAACCCAGTTGGATTGTCAGCACCCTCATGCATAGGACAGGCCATATGAATGCACTCTTGACTTGTTCTAGTATATTTTATACCCAAAGCATCCATAAGCTCTGGATATCTTGCTACCAATCCACGATTTATTGCAATTTTTTCTTTTGCAGTAAAATTAAAACGGTTTTTCATCGTCTTGTATTTCGTTGTCGAATCCATCAGTATTTATCTTGTTTTCTTTTTGTGCTTCTAACTTAGTTGAATTTTCTTCAATCCTGCCTAAGTTACCAGTCATTGTTAAGTTAATATAGTCGTAATCAGCAAGCCCAGCTCCATGTCTCTGTTCAACACAGACAAGCTTCTTGTTGCCAGTTTGCCCTTGGTCTTCAGCTATCTCTTCGTCTGATTTATTCTTGAATATAGTGAAACTACTACAGAGCCATACAAGCCTGTCAGAACCACTTATGGCGTCAGTTGATTCTTTTGTAATTCCATCTCTATTAAGCTGGACAAAAGCTAAACAGGCTATGTCATGCTTGATCGTGAAGTTAACTAGCTCTGTAATTTGAAAACCCAGAACTTGATACTCTGCCATATTACTGTTTATGTCAGAAGCATCCATCAACTTGAGATAATCATATATTACTAAGCAGTCGTTAGTTCTTCCGTTCTCATCATACCCAACCTCTTTTTTAATCCACCTTCTAATAATCGAAAGTGTTTCTTTGAACTGCCTACCAGCTATGTTTATATGGTAGAAAGGCAAGTCATTCAATTTTTCTGTAGCTTGATAGACCTTTTCTTTTCCGGCAGTCTCTTGTGCAAACTTTCCACTTGAAATTTTATTTATATCAACTCCGCTTAAGTTTGCTAGTATCCTATTCCAATGGTCTTCTATTGACATTTCAGTATCTAGTATTAGTACAGGTATGTCAAGATTTGAAGAAACGTGCATAGCCACATTATCGGCAAACATACTCTTGCCTGTCTTTGCTCTAGCACCAATTAAATCAACGCCTTTTCTTCTAAAACCCCCGCCAATCGCAGTATCAAATCTGTAAAACCCACTGCTTATACCAACATTGTCACAAGGGTTTTCTTCCAAATGTTCTACATACTCTGTAGCTCCACTACCCATTGTCACAGGCTTATCCTCTACAGATGAGGAAAGTGCAACTGAAAGTTCATGAAATGGTGACTCAGCGATTGATATTAACTGATCAACCGTTTCCTCTCCTTTCATCTCAGAAATTTCATTTTGTACAGCCTGAGCTTTGTTTCTTATGTCTC